GTTTCAGCACCGCCAACAGCACCCGAAACGGTTGATGTTGATGAAATATTTGTGGAACTTGTATTAGAAAGAGTCAAAGTAAGGTAATTGTTCACCAAATTTAACTCAATGGCCGTGTTGTCAACAGAACCTATTGTATTGGTATTTGTTATTCTTAATCCATAATAATTCGTAGCATTACTAACTGGATTATGTGAATGATTTCCGACATTATGACCGTGGTTTATCATTTGCTGATCTTGAAAAGCATTCACACTAGGTCCAGTATAAGTTGCGTCAGATGCTGCTCCAGCACCACGTAAAAAAGCGCCTTTTAAATTAGGTGGAGTATAATTACTCGTGCCACTACCACCACTTCCAATTCCTAAAGAAGCAAGGTTATTATATCTACTGTCACTATTATTAGTTCTTGTAACTCCGTCGCAAATAACCCATCCACTAGGATCAGCAGATGAGGTTGGATTCACATATGACATTATAGCACCAGGAGGATACATTGCCGATAAATACGAACTACCGGTTAATAGATTATAAGACATATATACATTTATGTATAAATTATTTTCATAAGAATACCATCTATAATTTTATAGATGTAATATCTATAAAATGTTTTATTTCATTATAATTTCTAAATTATTCATTACAATTCATTATAATTTGAGAATCCAATTTACTCCATAGTTATATGGTCGTGTTTCACTACCAATCGCAACACCACTCGCGACGGAATTTCCAGTCGTCAAGTTTCTGGCTCCTGTACTCGCAGTATTTAAAAGAAGAGCAGAATTTATACAATTAACCTCACCAGTCGTATTGTCTATGTCGTTTACTGTATTATTACCCGAAACGTTTACGGCAACTGAATAATAAGTAGTAGCATTACTAATTGTCTTATGTGAATGACTCCCTATAGGGTGACCGTGATTTACAAGTTGTTGTCCTTGAAAACTTTTAAAAGTAGCCCCACTATAATTCGTATTACTAGCCGTACCTATACCACGTAGAAATGATCCTTTCAAATTCGGCGGAGTATAATTACTCGTACCACTACCACCAGTTCCAATTCCTAAAGAAGCAAGGTTATTATATTTACCATCACTATTATTAGTTCTTACAACTCCATCGCAAATAACCCATCCAATAGGGTCGCTTGAAGCCACATATGCTGATAAACTACCAGTAGGAGCGGTTTCTGATAAATACGCATTTCCGGTGATTGTATTATAAGACATATATACATAATTAATATATTTTTTTATAAGAATACCGCATTATTACATTATTACACCCATGGTAATTTATAGCACCGTTTTCACAGGATTATAAATGTCAAGTGAGTAATGGTATATTTATATTATAATTTAATAATCCAGTTTATTCCATAGTTATACGGTCTTGTTTCAACACCAGTAGTAACATTTGTAACGGAACTGTTTCCTGCGCTGATTGATGTGCTAGATGTATCAGAATTATTTAACGTCAAATAATTGGTTCTTACATTATACTCACCCACGGTGGCGTCAAAACCCCTTGGTGTATTTGTGCCAGTTATTCTTAACCCATAATAAGCAATACCGGTATTAGTTTGTGTCGCATGAGCATGACCACCAAAGTCGTGACTGTGATTTATAATTTTCTGATCTTGAAAAGCGTTTACACCAGGTCCGACATAACTTGCGTTAGAAGCTGTTCCTGTACCACGTAAAAACGCAGCTTTTAAATTAGGTGGTGTATAATTACTCGTGCCACTACCACCACTTCCAATTCCTAAAGAAGCAAGGTTATTATATCTACTGTCACCATTATTACTTCTTGTAACTCCGTCGCAAATAACCCATCCACTAGGGTCAGTTGTTTCTGAACCTATATATGGGGCTATACTTCCCGGAGGAGCAGTTCCTGGTAAATATGTGGTACCTGTTAATATATTAAATGACATATATAGATAATGTATATATATTATTTTTTATTCTTTTAGCATAATTGTTTCATTTTTTCAAGTGTGTAATATAACTAAATAACCATGTTTTTTACAAATTTTATATCATAGTTATATGATTTTTACAAAAATAAAATAAATTATATAAAAATTATATAAAAATTATATAAAAATTATATTTTATATAATATAGTTAACTTATGATGATAATAGAAAATAATACAAATAATAAATATTGGATAATCAAATGTACAAAATGTGGAAAACCTGGTCATTGGTCTCATCAATGTAAAATAAAATAATTATTTTATATAACTTATTTTATTTACGAAATCTTTTTGGTAGGGATATCAGAGGATACAATATAGATTGAGTTTTCAGTAATAATAATGAATTCAGTTCCACTTTTGTAGAATTTAGCAATAGGTGAGGTATATTCATCTTCGGATTTCACCAAAAGTTTTTCACCAGTTTCTTTCACGCCGACGAGTGCTTTTTTGTCTAAAGAAACTGACCAGTAATCCAACATGATTGGTTTGTCTTCGACAATACCTAATTTAGCAGCATGTTTTAATGTAATATCACTTGGAAGTCTATAATTTGATTCGGTGGCAGGGGCTTTATTCTGTTGTTCGGCAGACATTTATATTATAAAAAGTATTTTAAATCTTTAAATACTTTTATATTAAAACTATTAATTCTTTAAAACCGACAAACCAGGATTTTATAATATATAAAATATACATAAAATATACATATAATTACATATAATATGAGTAATAATACACCCACAACCTCAAACATAAAACAAACCATATTCCCGTCGCAATATTCATTACACAATGCGGATAATTACTTGGATTCGTTTCATTCATCAACGCCAACAACAAGCACGACAACAGATATTTTGAACAAATACAAAATACTAGTGCTTGAATATTTACAATTTATTATAGAAAATATGAATTGTAAATCGGATGAAATATACAAATACATTATATTAAGAGGATTAACCAGTATAACCCATGTATTCCAATTTACCCTGTTAAATACCAGGAATTTGAATTTGTCCTATTTTCACAGTCAAAAAGCATTTTATTATTATGTAGAATTCATTGGTCAAATCACTGGAGAACAAAATACTTTTTTACAATTGACATCGAAAGATGCGATTATGTTTGTCTACAAAAAAACCATTTTTGAAATACATGGTGATTTCCGTAAAACTTCATCAAATTCAAATTCCCAACATGAATCCACTGAGTATGAAATATTCCATTTGTTGGATATATATTGTCAAATCATGAAAATTATTGTTTCTCATTTTATTTCTCAACATGATTTAGTTGAAATGAGAACCAACAAAACATATTTAGACGAATTGAAAAAAATAGAAAAAACGTGCGACATGATGAATACTACAAAAACGAATAGTAGTCAATTACAAAAGATCAAATTAGTAATTGATTGTTTAGGTGATGTAAAGGAAAAATATCATGAAATAATTCAAATATTTATATTAAAATTTGTAAAAAGTAAACCAACGTACGAATTACATGAAGAGCATTTCAAAGAAAAAATCGCCAAATATATTTTAGCGCATAATATAAGTTCAAACCCGGATACATTTATGAATTACCTTATTCCTAATTGAACCCCCGAATATTAAACCGAAATAAAGATTTGTTTCTTACGGATTTTTTTGTTTTTATTTTTTGCTAAATCTCCCCCAGGTAAAACAACATGTTGACTAATATGATGAAATTCATTAATCAACATTTTTTTAATAAATTCATAAATAATGTAGAGTACATTTTCATTACACATACCAACAATTAAAATACTACCAGTACGAAATATCATAAAGGAAACCTCCACAATTTGTTTATACTTGTCTTTATCTTCTTTTGATATTTGACTCCCGGTTTGTTTTTCTACATCCAAATCAGAGTTGTAATAAAATTTACATTGTATTCCTGGATAAGAACACGGATCGTAAATACATTGTATATTATATTTCATTTTTAATATATCATACAACGCCTCACGATTTATATAAAACCCACAATTAAAATTGGAATTTATCAAGACGGTATCACTTTTTTGTAAATAACCAAGCGGTTCTTTAATATACGGTTGTAATGTATTCAATAATGTCTTTAATACTTGATCATATATTTGATCATTTTGAATTCCCGGTATTTCGACTTTTCCAGTATTGAATACTTTAATATGAAATTCCTTAAAAATATTGTCAATGTTTATACGCATAATCATGACAAAACAATTATAAAATGCGCTCTTCTTTTTACTGCGATAACTCATAATGTCCTTTTTAGAAATACCTACACTGACTTTGCGAATATCTTTAAATTTAATACGCCCATTTGGATTATTAATACTAGTGATGATTTGTTCATCATAATATAATTCGTCTTTTAACTGTTCCTTTATGTAATCCACCTCTTCTTGCTGGAGTGAATTGAATTTCATCTGTTTTTTAATAATACCATTTTTAGGCATTGAATATTGAATCACTGGGATTTCCCAAAAGATTGCTTTTAAATCAATTTCTTGATTTAAATAGGCAATTTTTGATTTAGTTGAAATATATATTTCCGTAGCTTTAGGAATATCGCGAGTATTTCTATTATTTTCATCAATGATATCGTCGGTAATATTCAAAGTGATTTCATTTGACGATTCGTCTGGGTCTACAACGTCAATATCTAAATCCTCACCATAATCATTTGAAATAAACTTTTCCCATTCATCATCAATATTTTCCACGACCGGGTTTTTTATATTGCTTTTCATATTATTATTTTTGTTAAATTTTGTATTAGACATATCTATCTTGTATATAATTGCTCTGATTCCTTTAAATTCTTTAAATTAAAATTATTTCAATTATTTTTTTAATGAACTACTATATAAAATGGAGACAAAGAGCATACCAATTCAATGTCACAAAAGTTATTTAAGAAAAGATTTAGAAAAAATAAATCAACCAACTTATTCATTAGAATGTAACAAGAATATTTTTGATCCATCAAAAAGCTCACCACCGAATGAATTTATGGAAAAATTAAACAAACGAATGGACATATATAATAATAACCACTTGGAAACATTATCAACCTCGCCTGTGATGACTTATAACATGACATTGATTGCCTCTGCCTTTGGTAAATAATCCAATATTTTATGAATTATATAATTTATATAATATTTTTGTTCACAATCAGGAAAATGCATTGCGTTTTCTATAAAAATTAAAAATTCACTACTAACAACGTGTTGTTTGTACCGAATAATATAATTCAAAAAATCCTTGATTATATTTTTTTTATTGATGTTGTATTTTATACTTGTTTCTTTAATATAAATTACGATTTCTTCAACATTATTTGATTTATTATTCTGAATACATTTGTTATAAAGTCCGTCCCAAACTACATTATCGATAATATGAAAATGGTCGCAAATTATATCTTGATTCGACTGTAAATAATTAATCATACTTCGAATATCAGATTTGAATATCTCCTGTATTTTTTTTAAAGAACTTTCATGTATTTTTATCGATTCTTTTTTAGTTATATTTTTTAAAAATTCTATTATTTTTTCTGGCGGCAATTGATTAAATCTCAATCTAAGAAATTCATTTTGTAATCCTTCATCTATACGACTAATATAATTACAAATCAAACAAAAACGAACATTGTTTGAATAATTTTGTAATAAATATTTGAGCGCTTGTTGTGCGTTTTTGGTCATGTAATCCACCTCATCCAAAATAACAAATTTCATTCCCTTCGTGAATAATGTTTTAGAATTCACAAATTGATTAATTTGATTGCGAATAATATCTATTCCTCTCTCATCAGATGCGTTTAAATGAATGACTAACCCTCTATTTTTTTCATTATTTATTTCTTGATATTTGTTGATTAGATTTATAATAGTTGTTGTCTTACCTGTACCCGGAGGTCCATATAACAATAAATTTGGAAAATATGAGGTATTTATGATATTCCGCAGGATTTCTTTATTCAACGGATCTAATACAATGTGTTCAAATTCGGATGGTCTAAATTTTTCAATCCAAGGAATGGATTCGTTTTCTATATTGATATTTGTATTGGTAAAACTCATTCAAAAATTATATATTATTATATTTTTAGTTTTTATATATTAGTTTTTATATTTTACTTTATAAAATAATTGAAATATATTTCTTTTTATTTATAAATGAATAAAAACATGCCTTCTTCTTTAAACAAAAACAACGAATGTGGATATTTAGAAATATTTATCGGTCCGATGTTTTCCGGAAAAACTAGTAAATTAATCGATTTATACAAACAATATTCATTTTGTAATATCCCATTAGCCGTGATTAATCATTCATCAGATACTAGATATGATGATACAATGTTATCCACGCATGATAAAGTCATGATACCATGTATTCAAACTTCATACCTAGCGCGAATTACAAATGACATGGATAATGTTGATGTTATATTAATCAATGAAGGGCAATTCTTTGAGGATTTATATGATTTTGTGGTAGACATGTTAAAATTCAATAAAAAAATATACGTTTCTGGTTTAGATGGTGATTTCAAAAGAGAGAAATTTGGTAAAATATTAGATTTAATTCCTTTATGCGACAAAGTGACGAAAATGACATCTTTATGTAGTTTGTGTAAAAATGGAACACCTGGTTTGTTTTCCATGCGTTTAACAAATGAAAAAGAACAAATGTTGATTGGGTCGTCGAATTATATTCCTGTTTGTAGGTATTGTTATGAAGAAAACGAACAAAAGTAGTAGGCTGTTTTCTTTATAATATTTTTTAAAATAACTTAAATCAATGTTTATCTTATATGTTATAGTAAATGGACGGTATTGATATAATCAATGATCTAAAATTAGATAATCATCTAATCGCGGATAATAATGTAATCGCGGATAATGTAATCGCGGATAATGTAATCGCGGATAATGTAATCGCGGATAATGTAATCGCGGATAATGTAATCGCGGATCCACATCTTCAAACAGTGCCTGTGAAAGGAAAAAGGGGTAGAAGATCAAAAAAGGAAATTGAAATGGCAAAAGCACTGGAAAACAAGTTAAACAATCCGGATTTAAATAACGGTGAAAATCAAGTAATTTTACAACAATCTCAACAAGTGGAAGAAATCGTAAAACCACCTCCCAAAAAAAGAGGAAGAAAACCAAAAGGAGGAAAAATTGTTCAGCAAACAATCGCTCCTCCACCAAAAAAGGAGGAAAAACCAAATATCATTTTACATTTGAAATGCTCTGTTAAAGATTTGGATGAAAACAGTGAATTCAATATGAAAAACAACAGTATTGAATCTTTTACTTTTGAAAATTCTAAAAAGGATTTTTTATATGAGGTCATTGATAATAGTGAGGAAAGATTTAAGTCATCTATAACAACAACGTCTACAATGTCATATAATTCAAGTGATGTGACAAATCAATTATTCGCCACCCAATGTCAAAAGAAAATTCAAGAAAATGAAGAAGAAACAAAGGAGATATGGCGAAAATTGAAAAATTTAGAATATAATTTACATACTAATAATATTTCGGATAAAAAGTCAGCATGTTTTTGGTGTTCATATGATTTTGATAATCCTCCTATTTATATTCCCAAACATGTTATAAAAGACACATATCATGTATATGGTTGTTTTTGTACTCCTGAATGCGCTACAGCACATTTAATGAATGAAAGTATAGACACGTCTACTAAATTTGAAAGGTATTATTTATTGAATCATATTTATTCCAAAATTTATAATTATACTAAAAATATAAAACCCGCACCAGATCCACATCATATGTTGGAAAAATACTATGGTTCGTTAACGATTCAAGAATACCGATCATTATTAAAGACAGACCGTTTATTTTTAATCGTAGATAAACCACTTACACGCATTTTACCAGAATTTCACGAGGATAATGATGAATTTATAATAAATAATAAAATCATACCGTCAAATAATTATCAGGCAAAAAGCAAATTGGCAACGATTAAAAAAAATCAGACAAAAAACAGTATATTAAGTGAAAAGTTTGGTTTATAAATATTAATTTTTATTTTTTATAAATCATATTTATAATAAATAATAATCATAATAAAATATAATCATAATAATGATAATAAATAATAATCATAATAATATTATATAAATTATTATTATGAAAACACTTTCAATTATAAATGATAGAAAAGGAGGGTCATTGTTTCATTACGCACATTTTATTATAGATTGTTTATATGTGGAAATTATTAATGATGTTTATAAATATGATATTGTATATAGAGAAAAAAATATACATCAAACACTTGGTAATTTTTCAAAAATATACGAAGAAGTGATGAAAAATAAAAATATTGAACTTGTGAAGGGTGAGTTTGATAGTTTAGATATAAAACCAGTTATATTTGAAAGAAAAGAAAATTACACAGATATAATATATCTAAATAAATTTAGAGAATTCATATTTACCAGATATAATATAAATTCACTTGAATATAACAAAAATTATCCGGAAGTAATACTTATTAAAAGAGGTGAAAGAATTGAATTAATCGATGATGAATCTCTCAAAAAAATAAATACGAATATAACAACTGGAAAAGAACGGAGAGAAATAAAAAATATAGAAAGAATTGAAAAATACTTGAAAGAAAAATATTGTGATAAATTTAAATCATTTTATATGGAAAAAGAATCATTTCAAGAACAAGTTAAAATATTCAATAATGCGAAACTCATAATAATGGCTCATGGAGCGGCAATATCATCTGTATTATTTTGTAAATCAGAAACTACATTGATTGAAGTAACTTGTCAAAGGAACTTTATTTGGTTTGATATTTTTATTGAAAAATTAAAAATAAATCATGTCAAAATTGAAAAAAATGAACCAGACCATATAATTGAATATTTAGATAAAGATATTCATATAAATTCTAATTTTAGTTAAAAAAGTTTTCAATATATAAAATTCATAAAGTAATAAAAGTAACGAATAACTATATAATACTATTTGTCATCATTGAGTCGAAGCGTATTTTGTTTAATTTCGGTTTTGAGTTTTTCTTCTTGTTTATGATTATATGATTTCATGGAATCATCTAATTTATGTCTAAGTTGTTTATAGATTTCCTGATTAATTGATGTGGTTTTTTTGGGCGGTGCTTTTTTTTCAGTAATCCCTAAATATGCCTTGATCACCTTAATATGGTCGTAATGTGCCTCTGCTAATTTAGAATAACTTGTATCATAATCATAATCTGTTTGACGCATAATGATGTTTATTTTTTCGTTGATTTCATCTTTATTTATGAAACTAATATTGTCCATTCTGTTTATACTTATAAATATTAAATATTTTTTAAACTGTATTAAACGAAATTTATTATAATAAAATATACCCATGAATACAAAGATTGAAAATTTAATAAATGATGTTGGAGGTGTTATCCGTAATGGTATGAATAAATTAATGTATGATTTTACAGTTCAACACTTAAACAATGAACTTGAAAAATGTAAAAGTGAAACGGAATATTATAAAAACGAATTGGAAAAAATAAAAAAAGAATTCTTAAGTAATAAAGAAAATATTGTTTTAGAAATACATGATAATATTTCTAATAAATCTGGTGTCACGAAAAGCACGATTGATAATTTCTTTTGTTTAAATAGTCAAAATATTGTTGTTTCTAAAAAAGAACCTGAAGTGAATCTAGAAGAAGAACGAGAACAAACTGCGACAACTTTAGAAGAAGAAGAGGAAGAAGAAGAAGAGGAAGAAGAGGAAGAAGAGGAAGAAGAGGAAGAAGAGGAAGAAGAGGAAGAAGAGGAAGAAGAAGAGGAAGAGGAAGGAGAGGAAGAAGAAGAGGACGCAGAAGAAGTTGAAGAGGAAGCTGAAGAGGAAGCTGAAGAGGAAGCTGAAGAGGAAGCTGAAGAAGAAGTTGAAGAGGAAGCTGAAGAAGAAGTTGAAGAGGAAGAAGAAGTTGAAGAGGAAGAAGTTGAAGAAGAAGTTGAAGAGGAAGAAGTTGAAGAAGAAGTTGAAGAAGAAGTTGAAGAGGAAGAAGAGGAAGAAGAGGAAGAAGAGGAAGAAGAAGAAGCAGAAGAAGTCGCAGGCTTAGAGGAAGAAGAAGCTCAGGAAGAAGAAGAGGAAGCAGAAGATGAAGAAGAAGAAGCAGAAGCTGAAGAAGAGGAAGAAGTTTTTGAAATAGAAATAGATGATGTTACATATTATACCGAAAATGAAGAAAATGGAAACATATATTCCGTGGATGAAAACGGTGATCCTGGTAATAAAATAGGTTATTTAAAAGAGGGCGAGCCGTTTTTCTATTAGATAAGATAATTACACGCATATTTTTTTATGCGTATAATATAGTATAAATGTTTGAATTATGTGCGCCAGCATTAATATATTTATTTTTTTCAATTACTCAAATAATTATTGATTTGTATTTAGGATTATTTAATACAGCCGTTATAAAAGTGATAGTAATGATAATTGTTACTTTATTATTAAATATATTGTGTCAACAAAATTTAGGAGTAATTTCATGGATGATTGTATTTATTCCATTCATTTTTCTTACAACTATTGTTAGTATTGTATTATATATTTTTGGTTTAAATCTTGCGCAAGGAAAAATAGAAAAACAAAGATATAATCCAACTGAAACTATTGTACAACCAAATGAACTTATTTTAGAAAAATTATATCCAAAACATGGAATCACAAAATATTTACATATTCCAATTTCACTCGTTTCAACTACCGAAACTACCTCAGCAGAGCAATCAGTGCCAATACCCGTTCAGGCTCCATCATCGATGGTATCAATACAAAAAACTAATAAAATCCCGCCGTATGGTTCATCATCGCCAGAATACGAAAGTTTTATTTCTTATTAGGGGTAGGTCTATATTGTAAAAATATTAGTAAAATCAATATAAAAACATATATATTTAATAATATAATATGTTTTTTAAAGTCCTTTCATGCGCGTTACTATTTCATATATTTATGTCAAATTTTTTTCCACAAGAACAGCTTAAACTATATATGAATCTTTCATATTATTGTATATATGCGTTTACTTTTATTGAGATTAAAGTAAAACAATTATTTATTGAAATAGAAAATAAAATACAAGAGTATCCATTTGTTTCAGCATTTATAAAAACTAGAAAATATGGGAATGACAATATAGAAATTATTTCAGACAATCAATCAATTATTACTTGTAATAAAGATAATGAAAAATTCTATAAACTTATACCAAATTATTGTAAATTTATAATATATTCTGATCCAGAACTACTAACTAGTAGTATCATAAATAAAAAAATTATACCAAATACAAAAAATATTAAAAATGAATTATTTAATTACGAATTATGTAACTATACATTTATTTCGTTTGAATTATATATTCAACATGAATTAAAACAACGCAATTATGATTTGAATTTGTTTTTTGATGGAAATAATTATTATGTTGTAAATAATAAAATAGATAAATATGTTATTTGTTTTTTATTATATTCAAGATACGGTGTTTATCAAAAACCAGAATTTTGTAAATACAAAATAAATATCATCGATCAAAACGCCAATATGGTTGAAGTTTGTGAAAAAGATTTCATTTATTTATATAAAGATCATTATGAAATTATTGAGGTTATTTGTAATCAACAAATTATGGACAAAGAAAGTGAGTCGAGTAAGGATGAAAGTGATGAAAGCGATGAAAGCGATGAAAGCGATGAAAGCGATGAAAGCAAAAAAAGTAGTAATGAAAGTTATGAAAAAATAAATAATTAATAAACAATATAAAAAAATATAAATATTATAGATTATATGGTTACTCCCCAACCAACAATGGCGACTGAGACACAACCTGAAACAACCGAATATCATAATTTATTAGATAAATGGACTTTGTGGGCACATTTACCTCATGATACAGATTGGAGTATTAATAGTTACAAGGTAATATATGATATGGAAACCGTAGAAGGTACCATTGCTATTATTGAAACCTTACCTGAGGTTTTAGTCAAAAATTGTATGTTATTTATAATGCGATATGGTATTAAACCAATATGGGAAGATCCGCGAAACCGAAATGGTGGATGTTTTTCTTATAAAATCTCAAATAAAAATGTGTATGATGTTTGGCGTAAGTTAACATATTTATTAGTAGGTGAATCAATAAGTACTCAGGAGTCATTTGTTGCGAATGTAACCGGGATAACTATATCACCAAAAAAAAATTTTTGTATAATCAAAATATGGATGTCGAATTGTTTATATCAAAATCCGGCGATCATAACAAATGAAATTCGCGATTTATCTAGTCAGGGATGTTTATTCAAAAAACACGTTCCAGAATATTAGGTTTTACAAAATTTGTATATATTTGGTTTTACAAATATTTACAAATATATTTAAAATAATAATAAATATATTATTAAAACAAATTAAATATATTAAAAATTATAATAAATAAAGTAAATGGTAGAATTGGTTATTACTGAAAAGAATGCTACCAAAAAAACAATATGTTTAAATATGATTGTAAAAAATGAATCGAAAATTATACGAGAAACTTTACAAAAATTATACGCAAAAATTAAATTTGATTATTGGGTTATATGTGATACTGGGTCAACTGATGATACAATAGAGGTGATATACACATTTTTCAAAGAAATAAATATACCCGGTCAAATTTTTCAACATGAATGGAAAGATTTTGGTTATAATAGATCACAGGCACTTGTTTGTGCTTATGATAAAACAGATTATGTTTTAATATTTGATGCGGATGATGAAATATGTGGTGATTTTAAATTACCTGATGTATTAGAACATGATGAATACTTATTTCAATTTGGGAATCATATTGATAACAATATATATGGAAGATTATTACTCGTTAACAATAGAAAAAAATGGTTATATGTCGGTGTTTTACACGAAGTGATTGTACCATTTGAGCATCAACCTACGAGATATATTATTTCTGGTAACTATTACACTGTATCGGGTCGGTGTGGTGATAGAAATACAAACAACCCAGATAAGTATTTAAAAGATGCGAAAGTATTAGAAAAAGCATATTATGAATGTATTGAAAAGAAAGATACATTATATAATAGATATGCGTTTTATTGTGCGAATAGTTATAAAGATCATGGTGATTTTGAAAACGCAATTATTTGGTATAAAAAAACCCTCCAACATGACAATTGGTCTCAAGAAAAATTTCATTGTTGTATTCAATTAAATCATTGTTATCAAATGTTAAAACAGCATGAAACCGGTTTTTATTATTGTGTGAAATCATATAGTTATGATAATGAGCGAGGTGAAGGTTTATTTCAATTAATCCAATATTATTGTTGTGAAAATATGAATGAAGTTGCGTATTCTTATTATACATTAATTAAAGATTTTATGGAGAATCGTTATTTATTATTAGGAAACGTTTCTGATAAATTATTTGTTGATAATACAATACTACATTTTTTACTTCCTTACTACATGATTATTGTCTCTGATAAAACAAAGAATCATAAAACAGGGATAATGATGTTTAGAATTATATTTACTAAAAAAATAAGAGGAACCAAAGAATTTTTTGTAAAATGTTTATTATACAATTTACAATTCTTTGTAGATTATATTCCAGAAAATGAAAGTGCCGAATTTTTTAATTTATTCAGAAACTATATAAAGTTTTTAGAAGAAAACGGTTATCCTGTATCTAGTTACGATTTTATGGAAAAATATAAAAAATACGATATTCAAATGAATATAGTAATCACCGATAATAAAAAATTTTCACTAGAAGAATGTAAAAAAAGTAAGAAATTATTATTTTTTTCTGGATGGTCTGGTGAAAGATGGAATCAAACAACAAGTTTGACAAAAGCATTAGGTGGGTCTGAAACTGCTGTCGCGTATTTAAGTAAGAATTTCCCAAAAGATTATGAAATATATGTTAGTGGTGATGTAGAAGAAGAAACAATAGATAATATCAAATATATACATTTATTTAATCTTCCTACTTTTTTGAATGAAAACGCAATACATACAATTATTGTGTCAAGATATATTGGATTTTTGGAATTATATTTTCAAAATTTATCGTTTTATAAATTGTATTTATGGGCACATGATACATGTTTCCACGCATACGGGTCAAACTATTTAGGTGAATTTGATATTATTAAAAAATGGAATAGTCGAATTACAAATGTGGTTTGTTTAACTGAATGGCATAAAAATTTATTTAGTGAAAAATACCCAGATATCAAAGATAAGATAGTTACGATAAATAATGGTATTATTAATGAAATGTTTAAATATCCGTTGAATCAAAAAGTTCCAAACCGTTTTATTTATACATCTTGTGCTGAACGAGGTCTAGGTAGATTATTACAATTGTGGCCTCAAATATTAAAAAAATACCCAGACGCTCAATTAAAAATATCAAGTTACAATAATTTCCCTAAAAATGCCGAAGAGGAAAAAATGTTGGAATATATTAAACAAACCCCAAGTATTGAACATTTGGGTAGATTAGGTAGAGATGCCTTATATGATTTGATATCTACCAGTGAACTATGGTTATATCCAAGTTATTGGCCAGAAACATCGTGTATTACCGCACTCGAAATGTTGAGATCCGAGGTAGTTTGTGTATACTTCCCAGTCGCAGGTTTAACAAATACTATGGAAGATTATGGTATTCCAATAAAAGAAGGTGAGGAATTAGAAGTATTATTTTCAATTACTGAAGAACATAAGGATGTATTAAGATTTACTGGTAGAAAATACGCAGAAAGAAGTACATGGGCAGAAAGAGCAAAAGTATGGTGTAACATGATTTTTTCTGAATAAGAATGAAATTTACGAATATGAAGATAAATAATATTATTTGTACATAAAGATAGAAATAACATTATTAAGGAACAGGAAAGGGCCGCTGACTCTTTTCTACAACAAGTGGTTCTGGGATAAAAACTGGTATTCTTTCAAAAAAATTAGCGGTTTCTAATGTTTTTAATTCAGGCACTAAAGGTGCTTGTGGTTTAACTAAATTTGTTGAATTAATACCAAATAAAAAAGATTCGATTTGAACCGCGTTATTTGATAGTTTATTCCATGGTACCTGACCTGGGTTGACCCCATTTCCAGGTAACATTGTGCTATATGCCGCACCATATTGAGAGTTTGGATAAAGAGTATAAGTTTCCATATCTCGATATTGTCTTTGTTCTAAATTATAATTTCCAGGTGTATTTAAATTTCTGGTAGATGCCATATTATTATATAGTTATAATATTATTTTTATACAAAAACTAATTTAGCAAGTTACTAAGTAATTCCAAATGTTTTTCTTCTATTGACCCGTTTTTTAATACATCACAAATACACAAATGTGTCGCAAATAAATAATCATACGAAAAAAGAACCATAAATCCCAATTCTAAATCTTCGCTCAAAAACATGTTTGCCGCCTTTTTTATACATTCTTGAAATGTAGTGTTTGATTTCACCTCGCTTATTTCAAACAATTTTTTCATTTCAGAATTTATTAAGTTATAATCAAATTCCACTACTCCAAATATTTGTAAATAATCTGTTTGATAAATTAAATCACATATGTCATCAGGCTGTTGTTCAACCTCCAAATTTAAATCAATTAATTCAGCTGGAACTTTTTCTTTTAATTCAGTATCATAATAATAATATGTACATATCATTTTTGTATTATACATTTGTTATTTACGTACTTTAGTAAAAACATATTTTTCTAAATCATAATAAACAATAAACAAAAACCATAAAAATTCTATAATATAAAAATATTTTCTTACATTATTTTATAATGGATTCTTTAATGAATACTTTTTTTAGTCCTTTAGGAAAAGAATGGTGTATGTATTACTTTGTTATTCTTGTTTTTGTATTTTTATTTTTAATTGGTTCAGTCCTTACTGCTATTTTTGCGTTATTTAACATTAAGAAATTTTCATTTTCTCAAATTTACTTATTATTGATACCAGTGATTACAAATATAATTTTATATTACCAATCACGTATCATTTATAGTATGTGTCTAAACTCTTTAAAATAAAATTCTGGGATTAAAAAAATAAATAATACCATTAAAAGGTATTATTTATTTAGAACACTATAATTAAATTACATTACATACTTACATACTTGTGTTTCTACCTTTTGAATTATAATACTCGCGATCACGAGTCAATTCACGAGATGGAACACCGCCGCGTACCCAACCTTCAGAGGCTACACTTTCAACACAATAAGCAGGGTTTTCGATTTTTTGTTTCACGCCCGGCAATAATGGAGTTTGACTATATTGCAAGTAACTCTTTTCAGGTAAGTTTGTTACGGAACGTTTGTTGGTAATATTTTCACCTTGTTGAATTTGTGCTTCTAAAATAGGATCAACCGATCCTCTACCCATGAACGGCACGGTCGCAAATGGGCGTTGAAACAAATCAATTCGGCATTTTGGATGAGTTTGTATGGTTCCAATAGTCAAATTTGAATTTTCATCTATATTACATCCACCAGCTCCTACATTGTACCCCCCCTTATAAAAAACACATGGTTGAGTTGTTGCTAAATCAATCGGAGTTTTCATGCTACAATCATTCGCAAAATAATTTTGTAACAAGTAATTACAAGAACTGTTGTTTTGGATGGTTTCTTGGTCTAAATAGCAACTATCATTGCCAATTCTGGACATATTTTCAAAAGTATAATTTGAGACGTTTGCCATATTTATATATATATTACATTATTTTTTACTAAACAAAAAGAAACATAATTAAATACGTTTCTTTTTATTTCATTTTGTTTCATTATGTTTCATTTTGTTTATGCGCTAAATATCCAAATATCCAAAATATCCAATGTTTAATACAAGTTATACCTAAAGTTATCCTTGATACAAGCAATATCATCACCACCACGACAAGATGGCATATCACCATACAAGAAATCAGCAAATGCTCCTTGATCATTTGGTATTTTCGTATTTGGTGTCGAATAATATTGCCACATTGACTGGTCAAATTCAAATTTTTCTCCTAAATCTCCAAACAATTGTTTATTTGTATTCTTAATGCCAGGATTCAATGTTTGAATCATCCTTTTTGTATTATTGCTAATATCTTCATAAACTTCTGTGCTAAATGAAGGTGGGGCAGGCTTTCGTTTAGGTTTATCCATAATGTCAGTTAATAACACATTACTAAGAGGATTATTTTTATTCACCTCTTCAAAATCACTTTTTAAATATGTCTTTAACGTTTCTGGATTTATAATTTTAAGTGAAGCATCAATCGTATCATCTTTATTGTACGATGTATTATTTGAAAACCCTTCTTTATCTCCTTGGTTTTTTGTTAATTCACTTAGAATGAGTTGTTTTTGACTCTTGTACATGATAAAAATGATAAATATAGCAATCGCTCCATTTAATAAAAATCGATAAGAACGAGTTAACATAAATCCTAAAATACATATGAATACAATCAACCGAGTAATCGCATTTAATTTTTCATCAAATGTCATACCCTGTTGAGGAAATAATTCCAATATATATTTTTTATTAAATAATACGGTTGGATCATTATACCAGAATGGAATATAGGATGTCATTATATATAATATAGGATTACTTAATTTTTATAATTTTATTATTTAATATTTAATATTTATTATATCATACAAATTATTGTAAAATACTTTTGTTTACTAATAAATGATTATAAAGTTCATCATCATTCATTGTTTCATTATTAGTTATAATTTCATCTACGTTGTTATGAAACATTTTAATTAATTCACTTCTTTCGTTGATTATTAAATCCATTGTTTCTTCTTTAATATCATCTAAAAAAATATCTTCATTTGTCTTCAAATCAAATTCTAATGCTGATGAAAATTTATACATTTTATTATTATCACTAGATATAATTAATCTAGACAAAGACGAAAACGCAATGGGTGTTGAACCGGACATACTATACCCAATATTATGATCTTGATTTATAGTAACATCTATTAATAGATAATTTATAGTCGTTAATAATGAAAACATGTTTTCTGTGTCAAAAGTTTGATATAATCTAATTTCAATATTTTCATTTTTTTTACTTAAAATATCTACCATTTTTTGTGTAGCAAATCGAGTAATTACGTGTATCATTATTTTTTTATTACTTTTTAGACGATTAATTACATTTATATTATATAAATTACTATCTAAATTACCACCCCCAATAATACAGACATTTATAAATTCTGGATTAAAATTCTTATTTGATTTACAAAATACTGGAATACAAGGTAACCCCCATTTTATTTGAGTTTTTATAAAAGGTCTAACTCCAATACAATGATAATGATCGATTCTTCTACACTTATAATAATGATTAATACAAACTACTCTTCTATTCATCCATTCAGATTTAAAATTCGGATCGTCATCCGTTGTTAAAAATATTAAATCAAAACTTTTACGTTCATCATTATTTTCAAATTTAATACAACTATGATATATGATATTATAATTTTCAAATAGTTTATTATAAAATAAGAACCACTTCATATCAAGAAAATTTTCGGTAAATATTTCTAATGTAAATTTATTTACATAACAATAAAATATAATATAACCAAACATTTCATAATGACATGGAAAACTATTATATATTGCTATTTTTTTTGTCATTATTATAAAATAAGAATATAAACCTTTATGTCTTGCTTTATTTAAATTATAAATTATTTAAATTATAAATTATAATTATATTTTACTACCCTTATTTTTTACCCTTCTTTTTCTTTTTCCCACCAGCCTCACATGATGCTGCTACACGTGGTGATTTTTCCGCTTTACCTGACGTTTGTTGAATACTATTTATTAAATCTTCTATTTCTTTTTCTGTCAACTGCGGTTTTTCCTGGGCAACCTTTGCGTTTTCAGCGGCTGCGGATTTTGCCATCTTACGAATTTCCAAGTTTTTCTTCATTCTTTCGCTATTTTGCATCATTCTCATATTTTTATCCATTTGCGCCTGCATCGCACCAGTATTCACTTTTACATTTTTTCCCCCTAAACCCCCAAGTCCACCTAGACCACCTAAACCACCTAGACCACCTAAACCACCTAGACCACCTAAACCACCCATTCCCCCCATCTTACCCAGCATACTCTGGATATCTTCCATTCCCGGCATATTTTTCATTTTATTCATTATTTCAGTCGCTTCGCTCATCAACTCTGTCTGGTTGATCTCCCCCGACTTCATTTTTGAATCCAACTTATCACCTACATTTTTAACGATACTCATCAATTTTCCTGGATTCTTAAACATCTTTTGAAATACATCCTTTACATCTGTCACATTTTCAAAATCCATATCTAAATTACCTGCGGTTTCTTCTGCTATTTCACGAGCTAAATCACCTAATTTACCTCCCAACATTCCAGAAATATGACCATGAAGCTCATCAACAGATGGCATATTTGTCTTTTCATCACCTCTTTCATTAGCATCAGATGAATCGTTGTCAAACATGTTTTGCATTTTTTCCAATGTTTCCTCCAATTTACCTTTAAAATCATCTTCATTCAAAGATTCAAATATTTTTGCGGAATCTCCAAAGGCACTTTGGTCTTTCACACATCCAATTACGGAAATGGATATTAATTGTAAATACTTCCAAATCGTCTCCTTCGTATTGTCACTTATGTCACAATTCCATAAATACTTGAAACTTAATCCAGGCAAAAACTCGGTATTTATATCGGAATCTTTATTGAAGATTTCCACATTTTTATATAAAATATCGAAAAATCTTTCAGGAAAAATACCTAGACAATGAGTAAACACTTTTTCTATTTTGACACTCATTTCTGCCTCGTCACACGCACCAGAAATCCACCATTGATTGATAATGGGACTATATTCTGGAAATGTTGTTTTGATATCATTGATAAAATCAGGCACAACTTTTTTAAACTCTTCTGGAATTTGTTTTATTTCCTCGGACATACTTTTACAAAAGATTTTATATTTAAGTTTAAATTAAATATAAATATTTATTTTACTATTTGGCGACTTCTTCCACGTTTTTTATATGTTTTTGATTTTCTAGGTTTTCGATATGTTCTTCTCCGTCCACCGCCTTTAATCATACCTTCAAATAAACTATTTTTGATTTGATTCGACAACGGAAGTAAAGGATACATATCATTCAATCCGTGTAAATAATCAAAATGTAAAATCCGTTCGTTAATTGCTTCTTCTTGAGCAATAATTAAAAAACCGATTTCTTTATTTAACTCGTTCGTCATTTCTGGAGTATTTTCAATTCGCTGTTTACCAAGATTACTATATAAATGGGGAATCCAACCAAATAAATGTATATAATCTTCAAATATATTTTTTGGGTCTCCATCTATTCTTCCAAGACCAAATATTATTTTTATACAATTCATATAATCTTGATTTTCATAAGAATCTTTAATTTCGGCTAATTTTTCTGGTGGTATTTTTTTAGCATATCCAAAATCAATCAACATAACTCTTCCTTCATAACCTTCATAATATCCAGGTAATGTTGGGTTTATCATTATATTACTCCAGTGAAAATCGCATTGAGAATAACCAGTTTTTAACGCAAGGTCTATTAATTTTAATCTTGCCATGTTTTCGTAAGTGAATACTTGATCTTTGTAAGAACCATTTACAAGAACATCATTATATAAATTACCAAATGTTTTGTAACCATTATCTACAAATTCCATTGCGATTATTCCTAATCCAATATTAAATTTCGAGGATTCATCAATGAGTAATATTCTTGCCATATATTCAAGAATGTGTAATTTATTAATATCGTCTTTTGTTAATTGCGAGGGACTCTTGTTACCCTTTACACCATTAATACTATCTTGTATTATTTTTTTTACATGATTTTTATCGTTAGACAATTCATATAAATATCCAAACACTTTTTGTAATTCTGTTAAAACTATATGCGTTTCTCCGTTACATCCTTTTTGTAAATCACTTATAAATTTTATAGATTCGTTCATGTCATCTATTACATTTCCATATACAACACCCGGGCATATCGGATCCAAATATTCTATTGTTTTTAAAAAAACATCTGTCTGTATATTTATTTCATCTATAAAATTTTGTTTAGTGCCAGATATATTATAATTTTTGAATTTTTCATGATTAGAATTCATTTTTTGTTTTTTTCTTTCTTCTCTTTCTCTTTCTCTTTCTCTCATTTGAAAATATAAATTTATAAATTTATCAATATAATCTCTTTCATTATTATTTATATTTCCAATATTTGTAACTACTAAACCTAATTTAATTAGAATACAATCTATGGGACTCTTATAATCTTCTGGACGTAACATTAAATATGGTGAATTTTGTAAAACATCACGATTTAGAGTACATTCAAGTAATACTGAAGTCGGTGTTTTACTTATCATATGTAAATAACTACGATTTTGAATAAAATAATGAAATGCTTTTTCAGGATCTTTATCTTTTATAATAATACCTCCGTGTTGTATTTTCATATCAACTAATATATTATTATAAAATAAATAATAACTTCACATAAATTGTCTATAATTAGAATTCTACATTGAATGATACATCACACACAACTTCTTGAGGTTTTGAATATACTTCATTGTCTTTGCCTGTTCATCCGGTCTCATCATTTTCACCGGATTTCTTAATCTATTAATTGCCTCAATGATTTGCCCAGAATTTTGCGCATTTGTCAAATCCTCCCCGTAATCTTTATCCAAGAAAAAACTAATATCACCAGCGTCTATTTGGGACTCATATTTATCCACTACATAACTCTGCCATATTTTTATAATCAATTTAGGATTTGCCTTTCGTATTAATGTAAAAGAATTTTTTGCCGACGAGATATCTACATCGTTTGGAAAAATCCGAATAATATCTTCCACAAATTCCATAAAATGATTGTTAAATCCGTTCAAAACAGTTGAGGACGCCATTATCTTATAGACGAATTATATTTTTAAATGGATTAAACATATAATTTATATTTTTCTTTGTTGTTGTTGTGGCGCATAATTTGACATTTCTAGATCACGCTGTTTTTGTAATTGTTCAATGGTTAAATCGCCTGATATTTTTTCCTTTTTGTAATCAAAATCGTCTTTTGGAGTGGTAATTATATCCGAATGATTCAAAGGCACATAATTATGCATCTGTCTCATACCACCGCTTCCTTTTGTATTTAACTCCTCATGATCCATATCTAAAAAACTATAATTATCGGAAACAATACCTCCAAAACCACCACCACCACCTAATGAAAACGCCATAGGTTCCATGTTATTACTCGTTGCTTGCCTGGTCACGACCTCTTGTCTCGGTTTTAAATGATTATATATACCATCACCATACAATACCTGGTAATTCTGGTTCAATAATAACAAGGCTGGTACTTTCGTGACATTTTCCGGCATCACTAATTTTTGACCATTTTCTAAAACAATTTGAATTTTACCAGTTTGATCCTTTACACGTTTATCAATACAAATAAAATGTATATCTTTACTTACTTGGGTCTTTGAAAGTGTTTGTAATAATTTTTTTGAGTGTTCACAAAAATTGGAATAATATAATATAGAACTCATTAATGTATAATTAGGTATTCAAATTGTTTTTTTAACTCATTTTTTCTAAAATTCAAATATTGATCAAATATTCAACTAAATATTGTAAAATAAAGAATATCTAAAAAAATTGATTAAATATTTATACAAAGGTTTAAATATATTATTATAATAGATTATACTAGATAACAGAAAAAGATGAATCCACAAATCGATAAAATTGTAGAAAAAGAAGGAGTCCTCACATTTAGCTTAAGTGGCGTAAATGTCAGTTTAGCAAATGCCATCCGCAGAACTGTATTATCCGATATTCCAACGGTTGTATTTAAAACATCACCAAATGAAGACAACAAATCAAAAATATTGGTAAATACGACTCGTTTTAATAACGAAATTATTAAACAACGCCTAAGTTGTATTCCAATACATATTGACGACCTTGAAATCCCTCTTAAAAATTATTTATTAGAAGTCAATATGGAAAATACAAGTGACACCATTATGTATATTACCACTGAACATTTCAAAATAAAAAACACGCTGACAAACGAATATTTATCGTCTAAAGATGTTCACAATATATTTCCACCCAATGATATGGGATATTATATTGATTTTGTAAGATTACGACCAAAAATATCAGATGATATTCCAGGAGAAAAATTACAAATGACGTGTGAGTTTTCAATCGACAATGCGAAAACGGACGGTATGTTTAATGTGGTTTCTTGTTGTTCGTACGGTTTTACCGTAGATGATGTTCATATGGAAAAAGAATTAGACAAGAAAAAACAAGAATGGAAAGACAAGGGTTTAAGTAAAGATGATATAGAATTTGAGGCGGACAACTGGAAATTATTAGAAGGAAAGCGTATTGTCAAAAAAGACTGTTTTGATTTCACGATACAAACCATTGGTGTATTTTCAAACCGTGATTTAATCAAAAAAGCATGTAAAATTATTATGACTCGTTTAGAGAATCTAAAAACACTCATTGAAACTGACGCGATAAAAATCAATGAATCGGAAAATACCATGAAACATTCGTATGATGTTATTTTGGAAAATGAAGATTATACAATTGGTAAAATTATTGAATACATGTTGTATTCCAAATTCTTTGAAGAAGCAAAAACAATGACATATTGTGGATTTAAAAAAATGCATCCTCACGATATTGATAGTGTTATTCGTGTTGCTTATAGAGAACCCGCAGATATTGCCATGGTAAAACAAAACTTATTAAACAGTATTTCTTTAGCAACAAATGTATACGAGGCAATATTAGGTAAATTTTAATTTTCCGTCAAAACCCCGATTTCACTTGTATTGAAAGAATCAAAGTATTGAAAATTCAATAAATACATTAACATTTCTGGACTTAATGTGTTTACATAATCAATGATGGTTTTTTTCTTGATATTTTCCTTGATGGGTTTCAATTGATTGATGTATTTTTGATGAATTAATTTCAAATGTAACTGGTAAGTGTCACTGTATATGCTTAATTTAAATTCTTTTTTAACATAACAGTAAACATAATTCAAATACAATGTTTGTGTAAATAAATACAAGTGTTTTTTAAAAAAAAGAAAATGTTTTCGGTTCAAATAATTATTCATTAAATAATCCACCACTTTCCCCTCTTCTTTTCGAAGAGACAAATAAATATATTGTAGTCGAAATATATCTATATCAAACATATTACTATCTTTGATATATTTTACATATTCATAATTAGGGTTAATTAATTTACACTGTCTACCATTTTTATCCGTGATATGTATTCCCATAGTAGTATATGGAATACTAGTGAAATCATCATTTAATTGTTGATATGAAGCCAAAGTGTATTTTTTAGGAAATTTCACGTGTGTAAAATTAGCATTTTCCTGTATACACGAACTTTCAATATTCACCGTAAAAACATTCACACTATGATCTCCAGTATTAATAATTTCAAAAATATTAATTAAAAAAAGTTCAGGCTCTTCAAGATATTTAATTAACCCAAATACTGGATGTTGAATAATAAAATGATAACAATAACGTTTCTCAAGTGAATCAATATCTACATTTTTCCGGTATATTATATCCATAAAAATATCTCGCAGACTTTTATTGTCTTCTACAGAATACAATATATGGCAACCTACATCGTCTAATGAGGCAACTTCCCAGCCACCCGTAAGACCAATTGTAGGATCCCAAAACAAGTTGATCCCGATGCCCTCCACGAATTCTCGAATATGAAGATCACCAAAGACCGGATTTCTTTTATGAAAATCGGTAAATTTCATTTTTTTGGGAGGAAAAAAGGAAACCACATCATTTGCGTTATTTAAAACAACAGAACGAAAAACTCCATAATTAAGATAATGCTCATTATTCAAATAAGCTGAATCGTAAGAAATGATTTTGTATTCTTGATTCGTTTTAGTTTTTGTCTCTGTAACATTTACAATTTTTTTGAAAAAAATATTTGGTGGTTGGTTCAATACCACCTCTGTAAAACCAGGGATTTCATTTAATTTATAAATATATTGTGACATATAATATATTGTTTATACTGTTGATAATTTAATTCCAATAAATATATTTATATCCTTTGGTAAAGTAATTTACTGTAAAAGTAATTTACTGTAAAAGTAATTTACTATAAAAATAATATAAATATTTGACTTTATAATTTTATAAATAAAATGCATTATTTATCAGTAATTGCCATATTTAAAAATGAAACAATGAATTTAAAGGTATGGTTGGACCATTATTTGTGGCAAGGTGTCGACCATTTTTATTTAATAGATAATGGAAGTACAGATGATCCTATGAGAATTTTACAAGAATACATTGATAAGGGTTTAGTGACTTATTTTTATGGTCCTCGAAAGCATTGGCAGCAACAATATTATAAAGATATGTTTGATCGTGAACAATTAAGAGACAATACTTACTGGTTAATAGTATGTGATATTGACGAATTTTATTTTGGAATGAAACATAAATTACGAACAGAATTAAAATCTCTTGAACACTATCATTTAATATATTCTTGTTGGTATATGTTTGGTAGTGACGGACTTTTAAAACAACCGCCAGATATTAGAACAGCAATTACTCATCGTGAAGAAATAATCATAAACAAAGATTCCAAATATATATTTAAAACAAAAGCGATTCCGAATAGTTCTCATATATGGATTCATGGTTTAGTGAATTATTATGATGATGAAGGAACCTTGCGCGACGATAATATTATCCGTTTGAATCATTATGTTATACAATCTTTGGAATTTTTTCAAAAAATAAAAATGACGCGTGGTGCCGCTGACTTTGCCGAAGGCGAATATGTAAGAAATATGAATTATTTTTTTGAGGCAGATAAAAATGCTACATTTGAGGATTTAATATTAAAAAATTTAATTACAAATCCACCAGAAGATTACTAAAAATATTCAAATCTTTAGACACTTATAGATAATTTCAGTTTATTCATTCATAAAATTATCTATTATAAATATAGGACAATGTCAACCAATTCAACAAAACAAAATACAGAAATAACAGAAAATGATAAGTCTCAAAAAAAATCAATTGATTTTAGTAAACCAATAGATTTCGGATCATCGTCGTCCTCTAATGAAGAAAGTTCGTCGTCCCTTGAAGAAGTAGATGTTATACCAGAATCAGAAGAGAAGGTTGATACAAGTGAAAAAAATGATGAAGATACTGAAGACAAAGATGACGATGAAGACCAAGATGAAGAGGAAGACGAAGATGATGACGAAGAGGAAGAATCTATTGAAGAAGACGATGAAGAAGGTGTTACGCTTGATTTAAAATTAGGCGATGTTATTAAAATCAAAGACCCGACTAATGAAATATTAAACAATCAAAAATTCATTATTGATTATATTGATGATAATTTGATTCGATTAATCAATATAGAAGATTTTACTTTAACAACAATTAAAATTAATGATGACGGATTATTAGGAAATGGTAATATCGAATCCGTTTCTCTCATCTATAGAAATGATAAAAAAGGATATTCAAGGCAAAATAACCTTTTACCAGGAACTTGGATCAATATCTATTTTGGTGGTGACATACCTGCTATATTAACAGGTGAAATCACGAATTTAGAACAAGATATGATTGAAATTAAAACCTACCCTGATAAGGAAATCATATACATCAACTTTGATTACAAAGGAATTCCATTGAATATTCCAATTGAAAAAATAGAGATAAGAGAGAAACCCAGTGATGAAAGTATTCGAACTCGAGATGAAGAAAAAGTTACCCGAAGTTCTGAAATGGTAAGTGCTGTTGATTCTTATGACCAAGAATCAGTTGATATACAAACTGAATTTAATATTCCAACAAACGTAGAAGTACGAGATAATATTCGCGATTTCATTTTGAAAGCGGATGAAATCAAATTCGGAGAAGAATTTGGAGTGATTCAACAATATGTAAATGTCGACCCAGAACAAAGACGGTTCAACATTGATTTACAGACAAATGATTTACTTGATGAATTATTGAGCACTATTCCAGATAGACAACGCACCACTATGGTATTGACCAATATTCACACCATGATTGAACGATTTAAACAATTGCGTGAGGAATTTTCTACGTTTGACGGACATGGAAATGTCACGGGGGCAATCATCAAAGACGCCTCTTGGAAACCGTTAATTCACAGTTTAATGAGTTTCAAAAAATCGCTCTACTGGATATTACCGGTTGCGAAAAATGTGAAAAAAATATACGAAAAAGTTGGATTTGACAAAGAGGATGAAGGATATGAATTTGAAGAAATTGAAAACAATATATCCTATAAAGGATCTACCCGAGGTGAAATGTATGTATTGGAAGATATTATTAATGATTATAAATCAAATAATTTACCAGATGGAGGAGAGAATAAATACGCAGCATTATACAAAAGTATTAATCCTTTTTTTACGCCTTTTGAAGATGTAAATCCAGAAATGAAAAAGGATGTTATTATTGAAGAAGAAGTCTTGGATAATTTTAATGTCATTATTGACACCTTGGGCGATTTGTATTCAAATGTTATTCACAATAGAAATTTAGTAAGCAATCGTTTTGTAATTGATAAATACAATCTTGGATTAACCCGTTTAAAAACAACGCAAATATCCAGAAACAAAAATGTATATCATGTTGAAGATATGACGCCGCCAGATACAATTGCTCTAACTTCGTTAGTGACCTTGCCTGAACCAGTCATTCGTTTCTCTCACATATCATTACCTGGAACAAGTATTTATACCAAGGCAAATTTAAATACCATGTTTGTCAATTATTGGAAATTTTTAAATAATCATACCAGTGTCAATAAAATATTGGTTGATGTTAACAATAATGAGGAAAATCCAGAACAAGAACAAGACAAAAATACTTTTTTCAGTAAAATAACGAATTTTACGATGAATAAAACCGAACAAATGCGGGACATGACTGACGCTGAATTATATGTGAAATTTCTAGAAAAAGTTGTTCCGCGAACACGAGTATTGTTTGAAAAAATCAAAAAATACATCAATGGAAAATTATCTCTCAAAGAGGTTGTTGAAATCATGGAGCCTTTTCTGGTTTATAATTCTGATTTGACATTTATGCAATACAAAAGCATTAGTATCTTTTTACAACAAAAAATATCGGAATTTAATAAAAAAATCATCGAGAGAAGCAAATATTTTTCAAACTTGAAAAGAATCGGTAAAGGGATTACAAATGAACCCAATGCGACTTCTCTCAAAATGTTGATTTATGAAAGTAAAAATAAACAACAAGTAACAGATATATACAACAAATCTATTTATAGGAGTGATATTAATACTGAAATCAAAATGACCAATTCAGAATTATTGAAAAAAATGGTAATTGAAGATTTCGGTAATGTTTACAATTATTGTGTCGCCCTGGAAAACACGTTTTTGATGCTTCCTGAAAATATTAATAAATTAATCGAGGATAAAGAAAGCCAAATCGAAGAACAACTGAAAAAGGGGTCACCTGCGGATGAAAAATGCGAAAATATAATCATCGCAAAACAATACGCAAATATTGAAGAATTAGAAGCCGACAATGACAAGACTATATATTTTGATCGTAAATACGATGGTACCATTTATAGTATATTAGACGATTACTTGAATGATCAAATGCGCATGTTACCTGCGGACTTTCACGAGTTTTTAACCAAGAAATTAAAGGAAAAGGTAAAGTTAGATGAAAAAGGAGCGAGTTACCTCGCAGAGACATTAATCAATGGCGTCAAACGGGTTAAAACCGGGGATTACGCCATTTATTTTGATAATGCACAAAACAAGTTGAATTATTACATTAGAGACCATAATCAATGGGTATTGAAGGAAAATGTAGATGAGAAATTAGTAGGACAAAAACAAGACATGATATGTAATTTTCAACAAAACTGTATTACTATACAAGACAAATATGACGCGAAATGTCAGTCGATGGAAACTAACCGTCGAGACATGACGAAAAACGCGTATTTGGAAATCATGAATGAATTCGACTATAAATACCAAATGTCCAAAGAAGATATGGAAATACGCATTCAAATGAAATACGATTATTATGTGGGTATTATTGACAAATTGGATAAATTAAAACAACACCGTATGTTGAAATACAACGATGCCCAGTATAAACTCGGGGCGAAAACAGGCGATGAAGATCTGGAAGAAATCATTATTTCTCCATATATGAAACTACTCAACATTATATTGGGACAAAATGATTTTGTCAAAAGACAAAATGACATTATTACTTTTAAAACCAAATTCACGAGAGAAGCCGACACTCTTGGCGGTGAAAACGAATATTGGTTCTACTGTATCAAGACCAACACGCAATTGTTACCAACCTTTTTGTATACTATTGCTTCCGTTTTTGTACAAAACCCTGATAATTATACAAACACAGTTGACCGTATCATTAAAGATATTGGTGGTTTAAGTGACGATGGTGAATCGTGGGTCGATAAAAAAGGACAAAGTGGTCGTGTCATTCGCAAAATCGATTTTGATATTGATGAAGGTTATGAAGATGGTTTCAGAGTGATTAGTCGCGAGCTCCTAGAAAGAGACGCTGGTGATATTGTCGTGGAAAATATTGAAGCCGAACAAGAGAGACGAGCTGATGCCGATAAATCCAAAACCAAAATTGTAAATGCGGAAACCAAATTAATGTTGAATATTATTCACGCCATTAGCGATTTTATGGGAATCAACTTGGACGACCAATTGGAATTCATATTAAAAATCACTAGTGCAGCATTGGCGGATGCGTTACCTTCGGAAAGCGAACACAATAAAGACGCCGAAGAAAAGGCGAAAAGGGGACAAACCACGAAACCATACAAGAGTTTCTATAATTTTAATATTTTGTACTTGACACTAGCCTCCATTATGGTGGGTATTCAAACGAGTATTCCAAATATAAAAACCCGTCGAACATTTCCAGGTTGTGTCCGGTCTTTCGCTGGTTATCCTATGGATGGCAGTGGAGATACCAGTGGTCTACAATACATGGCTTGTATTATCTCTCAAATCCCCAAGGCAAAATCTATTGATCCTTGGTCAGCATTGGGAACCTCTAAACAAGATAAAATAATGACAAATATTAAATTTTTTATTGACAATCATCTTTTGAAAAACATAGATGTAGAGAGAAAGATCAAGGAAAAAATAGAATACTTACTCTTGAATCCAGTAGATGTCATTCCAGTAGAGCATGATTTGAATAAATGGAGACAATTTTTACCACCTCTTGTACCGATTAAAATGAAGACAGTGGAAAATATTTCCCAGGATTTCAAGGCGTCACTGTTGAGTGATATCAAGGGCGCATCACCTAGACAAAGAGAGAAAATATTAGTCATTCAATCTAAGATTATACTGTTTTCTCTCGCACTACAAGAAAAAATACAACAAATTGTAGAAAAGAAAAAACTATTATTAAATAATTCATCAAATGAGCCTTATATTGAAAACGCGTGTTGTAATGAAAAGGGTGAAAATATTACGATTGACTATTTTTTCAAAGAAGACAGTGAAATCGGTCTATATAACAGCAATGTCGCTGAATTAGCATATATATTGGACGATGTTCGCGCCATCAGCAAAGCGTGCTTTTTGTTCTGTAGAGAAAATTCCAAAAATATATATCCTGGATTAACCGACAAATACAGTGAAGAAACCATTTATAAAGCTTTCATTACCTTTTGTAAATTTAAATCCCTAATCCCTATACCAGATGCCCTCATGGGATTGTGTGGAGAAAAACCAGTTTTTTCTCTAGGTGATTCGGTTGGTGAGCAAATTCGAAAATTAAAGAATGACGGTTACAATTATACAAACGAGCAATTCTTGAGATTATTACAAGTGGTGAATCGACACAACATTATACAAGTGTCAATGAATGATCGCTTGAAAACGCGTGTGAGTAGAATGCGTGATATTATTGAAAAAATATCGTCTTTAAATATTGGTGATACCAAATTAGTACCTCTTGATCTAAGAAACCATTTAGATGATGTTTTGGATACTTTTGATCTAGGAGTAAAAGAAGATACCAAAGAAATGAGAAAACTCAAGAACTACTTGAGTGAAACCAACAGTAAAATGAAGAATGAACTAATTGCGTTTATTAAACAATATTCGAGCGTCAGTAAAAATAGTTTGAAGAAATTGGTGGAAAATATTACCAATATCATGGTGTGGAGTGAAAATGCGAAAAACGACAATATTTATGATGATACGACTTATAATTCAATTAATTATATCAAGGAATACATTACCAATATTTCCAATGTATATCCAAATAAGATTTTGAATAAACCTGAATTCGCACAAAATCCAGGTGAGGTTCGTATTCCAAATCATTGGGATTTATCGCCTGTACATCGTTTTGATATTGCCAAAATCATTTTTGATAATTATTCCAAACTGAATCGATTTTATGATGATAAGAAAATCGTCAATGTTTTGAATTCGGTCATTCAACATACTAAACAATTCTTGTTGTTGGTAAATGAAACACCCTATATCAATGAAATCAATTACAAAACTATTCACACTCATTCTATTTTTGATAAACGCACTTGTAAATTATTGTTTGAAAATTATTTATTAATTGTCTTTACTTCGTATATTCGTTATACAGATGATGATACTTTATTAATTGTTGGTGACATGTCCGCAGAACAACTGGAAGAACCAGTATCTACTTTATTGTTGGGTGATAAAAAAGACCTGAAAATGAAGATCGCTGAATTATTGTCGGTCTACATCAACATGATGGTTGATCATAAACACATGATCAATATGAATTACGACGAAATTATGGATGTCGTGTATAAAATCAAGGAAAAAGAAAAGGATACCTTTACTGATAGATTAAAGGCGATGACTGATGAACAGCGAGAAGCCGATACGGTCTTGAAAATCAATAAACTCGGGGTTTGGTCAAAGGGTCTACAAAAGGGATTGGTTGCGTACGACATGGACGTATATGATGAAGAACGCGAATATATGGAACAATTTGCGGAGATTGAAAATGTTGTCAAGAAGAAAAACCGCAACAATATCAATGATATGAATATTCAACAATATATGGATGATTATATAGAAGAACAACAAAATGGTGAAGACATTGAAAAAGAAGAATACAATATGGCAAACATGACAGAGGATTATATGGACGGCTATATTGACGGCGACGAAGACCAAGATGTCGGTTTAGATGATTAAATTTTTAGATTTTAGATTTATTTCCAAATAAACATTCTAATGTTTGGAAATAAATTACCCGTATTCCTATTTATCCACCAGGATTTCTTTTGCAACAGTGCGAATGATTTTATTGTAATTTTTAAGTGCTTTTTCTTTATCGGTATCACACAAACTTTGATCAATCAGCTTTGTATACAACTCACTCTTTTTATGATTCGGATCTTTGTATTCCGGGTTGGCTTTTCCCCAAAGATTCATTTGTTTTATATTTTTGTGTTCAATCGCTTTAATCGCTTTTATCATTTGCTGTTTATCATCGTCTTTATGCCAGATATCATTGTTTTTAATGTGAATGACCTCCCTCTTTAGATCACTACAGTGAATCGGGCGTTTGCTGATGTCTAATTGGTTTAATCCCTTGATTAAAATGTTACTAATTCCACCACAATACCCAAGGGGTCCAAAATTTTCAAAATCAGTCAGGGTTAAAATCAGGGATTCCAAGAAATCACTTAGATTCAGCGCATCTTTACAGGTCTCGTTCAAAAATACATTCAGATTGAATTTGTTATTATTCGTATTATTTTGCGTAATGTTGTTGGTAATATTTCTGTCCTTACTTATTTCAAGCATTTGTTTGTTCTGTTCAAGTATGAGTTGCTTGAATTCCTGGTTTTGTTTCAATAGCTCTAGTATAAAGTCACCTGAAAAGCCGTTTTCTGCTTCATCTTCTTCTACAGTCATTGTTATGTTTTCTGTTTTTAATTCACACTTCTTTTTATGCTTCCATAATCCGCTACGATTATTGTATATTTTTCCACATTCACATTCGAATATTTTCTGAGACTTTACGGTTTCCTCGGTTTCCATTTGGTTTCCATCCTTACTGACCGTATGTTTTACAGTTAACAGGTGTTTATTAAAATCACTTTTTCGAGAGCATGAATAGTCACAATTTTCACAGTAATATTTGTTGAGACTTTTTGAGACTTTTGAGATTTCCATTGTTTCCTAAAATGGAAACAGAAAAAATCTCTAAATACTTTCATAATAAAAAATAAAAATTATGCTCACAAAATTATGCTCTCGCACTTTTTTCCGCGAAAAATCCGGGAGAGCTGTATGATGTAAAACCGCCCAAAAAACCCTGTTTTTCACATGAATCCCCCTGATTTTCAAAAATGGACATACTAAAAATGTCCATTTTTACTTTTTCCAATTACTTTTGATTGAAAATTAGAAATTTTAGTAACCCGATTCTTCGAAAATACTAGTAATATTTGTATATTTTATATAATTTTTATATCCTAGATATTTTTGGTTATTGTACAGTAAAATATATTCTGTTTAAAACAAGTTATAGAAATATTTTGAATTTATAATATATATTTATATATAGTATAATGAATAACAAGAATAACAATATAATAGATACAAATTCAAAAAACGACGACAATAAAAAAGTAAAATTAGTTCCATATGGTTATCAAGTAGAAATAAAAGATCTACAGGATGTTAGAGGTGAGGGTAATTGTTTTTATCATGCGGTAGTCATCGGTTTACGAGCTTTAGGCGGTAGTCTTTATAACTCATCAAAACAGTTAAGAGAGGGAATTGTCAGTGAATTACAAAGATTACTCGGTTACAATGGACAGACTAAAACATATAATTTAAAAGCTAAGTATGATGACACAATGACAATGTTTGACTTTATTACAAGTTCTGATACAGAAGACACTTTTATTAAAAAGGATGAAGATGGCAAAATAATCAGTTATCCCGATATTAATAATTCTGAAGATGTAAAAAAAGTAAATAGATATTTAGATAACTATATTAACGAGGTGAAGACAAATTGCAAATGGGGACAAGCGAATTTTCTAATTAATATGGCATTAAATAGACTCTTCCCAGAAATTTGTATTGAGTATTATACGAAGTCGACAGATGGTAGTCAAAAATTAATACGATTTGACGAAAATAATTGTGATAAAGCATATTATGATTATGAAGATATTTATAGCAATCCATATGGTAGTAAATCTCAAAATGATATTATTAAAAATGTTAGAAAAAATATAATACGGATATATAACGACTCTAATCATTTTCAAGGGTTACCCGCGACAAAGAATAAAGACGATAATGGAAACTATATTACATTTACAGATGAAGAAGTTGAAAAATTTAAAACAAATGATATGTCAGAAGAACAAAAAGATAAATATTATTTACAAAAGGCAATGAAAGAATCACAAGAAGAGCAACTGAAAAAAGAGTATGATAAACCAAGAATTGTTGCGCCACCAATTATTACCTCGCCACCAATTATTACCTCGCCACCAATTATTACCTTGCCTTCTGGTGTTGTATCGCCACCCGTTGTTGACACGCCACCAGTTGTTATATCGCCACCCGTTGTTACAGCATCAGGTCTTGCGCCACCAATTGTTGTATCGACCTCAGATACATCGCCATCTGGTGTTGCCTCGCCACCAACTGATGCGAGCTCTGGTGTTGTGGTACCAGTTGTTCCCTTATCATCAGGTGTCTTGACACCCGGCGTACCGCCATCAGGACATGGTTCACCAGAACTAGAGGTCACCACTCGTATTAAAGATAATAGTGTCACTACAGTTAAAGATATTTACCCTGAACCGAAACCGGGAGCAGAACTAGAATCCGAGTCCAAACCAGTTCCTGAACCAAAAAAAACTATGTTAAAGGAAGTGCTTAAACCTGAGGATTTAAAGTATTCTATTGATAAAACCCCAGTAACAGTGCCAAATTCATTGGTCATATATTTAACCACGAATGTTCCAGGATTTCAAAAAATAAAGTTTACTCCAAATATGGTAGATCCACAAATAAATAAATACATAAATACCGTATTTTTTGATCCAATGGTGCCATTGAATAGGGATGTTATTAAAAAAACCCCCAAACAGTTGTTAAAAACACAATTTTTTGATAAAGGACTTTTTTTTACATTAAAAAATAGAACCCTCACAAAAAATACTTTTGAATATTGGAAATCTTTTTTTTTTAAAAATAACGCTATAAAAAATCCATATTCTCTGTTAAAAAAAAATGATGATCCCATAGAAAAACAATTGGAAAAATCAATGAATGATGGTATTATCAATAATAATATTCGTCAAACAATTACTACATTATTTCGGGAAGATAGTGTTATTTATTTGAACAATAAACCATACACGATATATTCTAGTAATTGGACATCGGGAGATTGGAAAATCGATACCAATAATAATTTACCTGATTTTTTATCAAGTGGACAATATTATGGACCATATTCTAGTTACCAAGGAGGACCCGCGTCACAAAGTGCTTTAAATACACACCCACTTGAGCGTTTTCGTCAACCTACCATTTACATTACCAATTCTTCATCTAACAATCAATCATCTCCATTACAAATACAAAACGCCGAAAAACAATTAAACAGTATTCCTCGTAAATTGATTACTGGTCCTACTTATAATGAAAAAGAATTTTCAAATATTAGCACACTTCACCCCAAGGAGTGGCGATTATTACCAAGCGGAAATAAACCACTTGAAATAACATATCCTGTAAATGAAAAAATTGTAAAATATATACAAAGAAATAAAAATAATCCAAATTTGCCCGACATGTTACGAAAGAATATTGATAATGTATCACTGTCAAATGACGAATCTAAACTATTTATCGAAGATGACAAAAGTAAAACAAAATCAGGACTACTCATTGAAGACGACAAAAGTAAAACAAAATCAGGACTACTCATTGAAGACGACAAAAGTAAAACAAAATCAGGACTACTCATTGAAGATGATAAAAGTAAAATTCCGGTAAATCCTTTTTATAAAAAATTACTAGAATATCAAAAAGAACAAATTGGTGGATCAATACAAACAGGTGGGTCTGAACAATCAGAAATAAGACGTTTTTTTAATAATTCTACTATATTTTATGACAAAATTAACCTCTTGTATAGAAACATGAATAAGAAACATAAACATTTATTTGAATACATTGAAAAAGACAATGAAATAGTTGATACAGGAGAATTACCTAAAAATCTTAGAATAAATGATTATCGTTGTAATAATAAAACAACTGAATTAAAAAATATACTTCTTCAACCAGCAGTAAAAGAAAATAGTTTTTTTGATTGTATTGCGGCTGGAATTCAAAATTATAACGATGATAATGAGGAAAATAAAATTATTTGTTATAAAAAAACGCAAATAGAAGACAGAATTAATATTTTTGATAGTGATGGTATAAAAGGAGCTGTATATTTGTATTTTTTAGATCATCCGGAAAAATACGTAGAATATATAAATAACAATAATATTCGAAAAATCTGTTATGACATGAATGAATTATTTAATAAGTTAATAAACAAACCCGACCCAGAAAATCGGAGTTTTGTAGTAATACCAAATAATCAAATATCATATAATAAAATAATACAGGAAATATATAAAAGTCATTCTATCAAAAATCCAATACTTGGAATAAAAATACCAATATTTGATGAATATAATCTTTATGATGATACAAAAGAACAAAGACCGTTTGATATAATGGAAATAAATGATGGTGACAACTCAAAACAATTCATGAAATACGTACAAGATACTGATTTTTTGGTGGATGATGAAATTGTTGGAATTATTCAAAAAAAATATGGTATTAAAGTAATCATCATAGAAAAAAATATTGTAAATAATAGTTACCATATAAAAAATCAGGATATTATATTAAAGTCTGTCGATGATAAAAATTATCCAACTTGGAGTAAATACATGTTTCTTTTATTGGATGGCAGCGGGCATTATGATTTGTTGAATTTTATAACTAGAAAATCATATTGGTGTTATATTAAAGATGGTATTAAAATGAGTCCAACAACAATATTTTCAAAAGAAGACCAAAACTATATTTGGAATGTTCCTCCCATTTATATTATTTATTTAATGTTTGTTACTTGTTTTCTTCCAAAATTAATAGTTCAAGCAAATATAACTGAATTTATACAAAATATAGATTTATTCAAGGACGATTATGTCATTTTCTGTAATGTATATGATAAAATAAAGAATGATAAAGGTGATGACAAAAAATTAAGTGTTGATATAGAAAATATAGAAAAACAAGAAAATATTATGAAAATTCAAATAGAACAATTAAATACAAAGCTAACAAAAATAGAACAAGAATATGATCAGGAGTATAATAATTATTTTAAGAATATTCAAGATAAATATTTGGATGAAATAATAGCGGGCGATCCGGGTAATCAAAACCGCATTACAAAAGAGTTCAGATCAATCGCAAATAGCGGACACATACATAAAAATAATGATTTTTTTAATAAATATTTAAAAAATAAATATGCGGATGACTATTTTATAAATGAAATTTACAAATTTCAAGATTATATAGATAATATTGATGATATGCGAGATGAAGATAATAAATATAAAAGAATGCGTGAAATAGAAACAGAAATTGAAAATTTAGAAATGAAACTAGATTATATAAATGATATGAAGAGTCAATTAATCGCTGAAAAAGATAGTATAAATTTTACTAAAAAAACGTTTATCGATACTTATAATTTAATGAATGATACAAATATAGACGCTAATGTGATAAATAATAATATAAATGATATTAAAAGTAGAATACAATTAGAAAATATAGAAAAGAAAAAAGTAGATGAAGAGCCAGGACCAGTTGATGGAGATGACGCAGGTGATGGAGACGGAGAAGGTCATGGTGAAGAAGACGGTATTGGTCGTGGGGCCTATTCTTATGAAAAAAAATCAAGTATTAAAATAGAAAAAGAACCAACAAATAAACATAACATAAAAGAGCCTCCACCACCAGAGGGACCTCCTCCTCCCCAAGATGAACTAGATATGTTAAATGATACACTAAAAAATAATATAATTCAAGCTTGGAAAGAAGTTAATTATGATAAAGACCCAAGCAAAAAATACTGGTGGAATGAAATTACCAATGAAACAACAACTATAGGTGCGTCAAAACCAACAGGATTAACTGCTACAATACCAAAACCAGGATTTATGAGTTACGATAATCCACTTAAAGAAAATTCAAAAACAAGTTTCATTATTTTTGTAAACCTAGTATTATATCCAGGAACAAGTATTCCTGATAGTGAAAAGAGAAGATTAAGATGTTATGTGAATTATGAAGAAATACGTAGAAGTTATGCGGAATTATGGGATTATGAATATATACCCATTCCCATGAATGATGACAAATATTATAATTTGGTAAATAATAATGACATACGTCGTAATAGTAATACCAAATTTAATACTAGGAATACTATGAATAACACAAGACGTGTCACTTTTGATACAAGACCTCGTCAACGAATTCAGGGTGGAAAAAATAAAACAAAACGTAATCACAAATAATTTTGGGTAGTAGGGCAAAATAAATAAAAACCAATATGTCATATTTGTTTTTATTTCATCGACGTTTGAAAATTCATTAATGCGTCTTTTTGTTGCTGCATTTGTTTTTCTTTACTCGCTTTAGCTAAAATCGCCATAGCACTATCCAATTCTTCTTTACTAACAATACCATCTTTATTTGTATCAATGACATCTTTTAACAATCGATATTCATGCGGAACAATACAGAAACTACTTTCCTCATTGAATAAATGGTCAGTTAATACAATTAAAACAGCAGTTAAACCAAGCGCAACATATATGTTACGACTACCCATCCACGCCAACACAAAAATCATAATTTGTCGAGTCACTGATAATTTCAAATATTCCGCGGACGATTTGCTTAATTCAATAGTAACATATTTTGAACCTAAATTCATCATAATAATCATAATACCAGAAAACACCTGACTACTATTTACCAACATAATGTTGTCGTGTAAAAAATTAGCAATCCGTTTAAATATTGTAGCATTTTTTGGTAAAGGCGCCGATTGCGCCGCCGCGGCGGGGGTCGGCATAAAAGGATTTCCTGGTGGCGGCACGACTCCTCCTGCGGGTGGTGTAACATTCGGAAGAGGAAGAATATTTTTAATGGATGATTTATTTTTTCTACTTGTTTTTGTCTTAATTGTCATATATTGAATCAACAAAATATTTTTTAGACAAATTGTAAACCAAGCATTTTCAAACTTTGATTTGTTTTGTCTGTAAAATATTCCCTATATTCTTCAGTAACCATTCTAGCATTTCTTAAATGTGGTCGCACCAATTTGCGAATACCTGGAGTAAAATTTTCTACATATGTTACTTGACTAGGTGATTTCTTAACAACGCGGTATGCCAATAAATATATAATTAAAAACAAAAACATAATTGTGATTCCTGCGCATAATATATATGACTGTTTACGCATCATATATATTTATACAATATTATTCTATTCTCTCGAATAAATAATTATATTATTCTTCTTGTATCAACTCATAGCCAGACATAGTGCCTTCACCACCAACGGATACAGGTTCCTTGTATAGATTAGTAAACGCGCCTGAAATAGGTAAGGACTTTGAATCTTTTCCTCGAAGAGTAGTTTCAGTTGCGATCCTGTCAATTCCAGTGTTTATTTTTTTATTAGACATACCTTCAACCACTTGATAATCGATGTCGGTATTAATAAAACTATAAGTATTTTCATTTTCATCACCTTTATAGTCGTATTCATGTTCTAAATTATCTGGTTCTTTAATAATCTTGTATTTTTTATCATTTTTTTCAGCCTCTTTATTTTGTCTTTCTTTAGGAAAAAATCTGGTATACAAAAACAATCCGAGTATTATAAAAAAAGCAACAAATCCGAATTTAACATTATAGTAAAATAGCAATCCAAGAATAACTGTGCTTAACATAAAACCAAATCCTAAATGAAATGAATATAATGATGCCATTGTTAATAGTATAATGAATACAATTATAAAAGGATAAATCATTTTTTTCATGGACATTTATATTTATATTATATAATTATTTTTTTTTAATTTAAGATTGTTTTCCAAATTATTATCTTATTTTTTATTAGGAATGTCTTTAGCAATGTATGCAGCACCATTTAATACTAATGATTATATGGATAAAATAAATGATAATGATACACCAATTAGTAGAAAAAAAAATGTGAATAATAAAACCCAAAAGAGATATTATACAGCCCCTTCTCCTAAAGACAATAACAACACAGATAAAATAAATAATATTTTACGAACAATTCATAACTTACCTGAAAGAAATGATGAAGAATTAGCAGATTTTAATGAATTGTTACCACCACCTATTTCTGCTGGTGTAGAGCAAACCAAAGCCAAAGAAGGTTTTGGAACAAATCAGTTATCGGCTTTTATAAGCCCTACAAATAATAATCAATCTGAAATGGATGATACAAGTAAATCAATATATTCAAACCTAAATGCTCCCACAAATGACATGTCTTTTGCCGCGGCGACTGATTATGGACGTTTTATACCAGATTACACTAAAATGTATGGAACAAATGGACAAAAACCTCAACAACAAACAGGTGGTTTTAATGGTGGAGCCAAAAGTCAAAATGATCCCCTTATGGAAAAATTAAATTATATGATTACCCTTTTAGAACAACAAGAAAGCGACAAGACAAACAATGTCACCGAAGAAGTCATATTATACTCCTTTTTAGGAATATTTATTATTTTCATAGTGGATTCCTTTGCGCGGGTTGGAAAATATGTAAGGTAATGTATCTTCCCGGTTACATTACATTACATTACATTACAATACAAAAACCTATAAATTTAGTTCAAAATAAATACTTTATTCGACGGTACAGACGGATAAATATAATTATATAAAAAATACGCCGTAGGGCTCACGATCATTGGGGCAGTTTTCATTTGAATATTTTGAATGATAACTCCATTATCAGATAGATCTTCAATAAGTGCATAACCAAATTTGTTTTCTTGTTTTATCCGCGACAGTGTGATTTTCGAAAGTGCAACTTTGAAACCGTGAATGAAAATAGCTGTGTCTTTACAGCAATTGACCGAGGCAAAACAGACGAGCGCCATAGTGCCTTTTTTTATGCTTACTGACGCGTCTCTGAAATAATAACAAGATAACACTACATTGTATTGAATAATCATGTAGACATAAATGTTTTTTGTTTTGATTAATTCGAGTATATTGGATATTTCGGGAGTAATGCATACTTCATATTTGTTTTCGAGATTGAGTTTCAAAAAATCTGTTAAATGGTGGATATTGGTGGGACCGCATTCGACCAATTCTAGGCTACTACCTCCGGGCAAATCACTGGGGACGCACCATTTTTCCATGGAGAATCCGTAAGTTTTATAAACACACAATGGAACGATTCCCGTAAGTTCATTTTCTCTCTTGAACAAAGAAACAGAAATGGATTTATTGAAATATCTTTGATTATATTCATGTGTTTGTATGATTTGAGGAGCGATTCCCTTTTTCCGGTAATTTGTGTCGACGCACAAATGGTCAACATAATAGAGATCAAAATTGGTTTTATGACTGGGTTTATTGAAATAAATATGGAGAGGGCGGGTTGTCATTACTGAAATTATTTTATCATCAACTAGAGTTGTTGCTTGTTTTGCGTCATATAAATAATTGGGTTCTTGATAATAACTCAAAAAACAGGGGGCGTTGTGACCAATCAGATATGGCACTATATTTTCTTTGGTCGGTACATACTCGTTTTCCCCGTTTTTCAAAAAATGATTCTGGATTAGATTTACAAAAGAGCTCATAGTTTGATCATTTATTTTGGAAAATTCCAGGGTTTTTATTTGGTAAAAATTACAATATTTATTCTTTTCCGGGAGTTCTCTCATGATGACCCCATATGAATAAAAAAAATAGTGAAAATCATAGACATGATATACTGGTTGTAGAGTCCAGAAACGGTATTTAATTTTAATATACATGGCAATAATAAGTAATACTAAAAACAAAACCAGAAATACATAAGGGATTGCGGCTCTAAAAAACAAATACCACAACATGGAAACAATTTATTATAATAATATTAATTTTTATAATAATTCTAGTCATAAAACGTAGTTGAAGAGAGAAAACCCAGTTTGCGAATCCCTAATCCATTACATGGTCTTTAATTGGGTTTTACAAGAACAAACAAATATTGGTATTCATAACCAGCACGAATCAGGTCAATCTTGCTTTGTACAATGAATCCTGCTTGTTTGGCTATTTCTAAAATATCCTGGTATGGTTCCATATACAACTGATGTTCTTGTTTACGGAATACCTTATCGTCACTCTTATTTTTGAAAGTTTCCACGAATTTAGCACTATTATCCTGGTCATTTACTTGAAATTCCGACTGGTATTTGAAATCGTCAAATGTGACTTTGCTGTTCGTGATGCGTTTTTCGGCATATCTTTGTGGTGTAAGCAACAATAGTGGATTCGCCGCAGGAATAATGGTGTCAAACATGTATTTATCTACTAAGTGGACTACCAAGTATCCACCGCCCATTAACCATTTCATACAATTCCTAAAAAACTGTAATTTATCTGGCATATAGTAAATGGTAAAATATAGACACAAAATGTGAGTAAAGGATTGCGGATTGAAAATCATGGCATTACTCACATCGCCTTGTAAAAAATCTAATTTTGGATACATTTCTTTTGCTTTCTTTACCATAGTTTCCGATTTGTCGACGCCCACTACTTTAAAATTCTTTTCTGCTAAAGCAGCCACGTGGTGCCCCGTTGCTGACCCAATATCCAAGATTACACTTCTCTCATCGGGTTTCGTATTATTAATGATTTTATCAATTTCAAATTCATTTTTAACATCACTGTATAATAACTGGTCATATATGTTTACATAAAAATCATCATAAATTTCACTTATTCCGTCCTTGAATGTGAAATCCTGACGGGTGACTGTAAATCCTTCGGTACGATTATTTTTATACATCATGTAAAGAATGATAATGATGGAAAAAATGACTAAAACCTTTCCCCAGTTGGAAAGTTTTTCATAAGTATTTGAAATGGAACTAACGCCTTTACTTAATGTTTTCAATATTTTCATTTTCTCTTATATGTATTATTGTTATTTTTTTTTGTGTAAATACAATATTATAATTAAAATTTAGGATTACGTCTTGTTTTTCTTTTCTTTTTATTTGTTTTCCGGGTTTTAATGGTTTTACAGGGTTTTCTTTTTTTGCGTGATATTTTACCACCTTTTTTTTCACGTTCTGTAAGTTCATGTATAGCATTTAGAATTTTGTATTTTGTTTTATCGTCTTGGTATTTAAAATTGTCCATTGTTATATCTTTACCATGAAGTTCAGTGTTTTCGCTTTTTACTTTTCCAACAGCAAGATAAAATAATCTGGCTTGTTTTTCATTTGCGTCATACATGTAATTTTTATTTTTTTCTTTATTTTCTTCTATTAGCTTATTTTTTTCGAGTGATATCGCATTTTTTGACTTATCAATTTTATTTTGTAAACCACGTGACATATTATTATTTTTGTAATCTTCATAACTGACTTTATTTACGTCTAATCCTGCGCGTTTAACCGCATCATTAAATAAATCCACCTCATTCTCATGTTGAATATTTCGTCTTTCAGTAAATTCTTGTCTTTTACTCTGATTAGATAGATGAGGTTGTGGTAAAATGATATCTTTGTTAGAATATCCAAAAACTGTTTTTCCGATTAATTCAGGATAATCTGTTTTTAAATACCCTTTTAATTCATCTTTACTATTAGGTATATATTCAGTATCTGTAAGACTTTCTCTTTTTTTATTAAGATCATTATAGTATTTACCATAGTCATAATATATTTGATTTAATTCTGGTTCATTTGATTTTCTAAACTTTTTATGATGCTCTGTTATTGCTTTATCATATATATAATAAAATTCATTAGGATCTACATTTCCAGGAAGAGGGTCATGAATGATATGTTCTGTTCCAGAATCACTACGTACTAAATTCCCCACTATAGAAACTCTTTTTCTTTTATCACCCGAATTTTCATCAGACTTTTCAGGTGTAAACGACATTTATATATATTTATTATATTATATATTATACAAAAAAATTTACACTCGTTATTTTTTTTGTTTAAATATACAATATACAATATAAATTATAAAACAAAAATGTCGGATTATTCAGAAATTAATGATTTAAGAGAACAAAAGGAATTCAAAGGGATTACTTTTTCTGGATATAAGAAAACCGAGGCGCGAAAAGAATTATTAAATAATTTGATTCATACTAAAATAGAACAAGCATGTTATTGGTCGGCGGAGTTTGTGTGCGCCGGTCATTTTAGCGATTTATGGGAGTTAATCCTCTTTTTTTACAGTAAATATATTCATTTAGGAAATCCTAAACTTGCCATATATTTAGAATTACGAATCAACAATTTTAAGGAGATTATGGTTGCCGGATATTTAGGCAATGAAATCAAATTACGCAACAATGAAAAAATCCGTAAATTATTTTGCGAAATTGTTTGTATGCTCTGTAATGCGAAACGAAAGCATAGTTTTGACGAAATCAAAATAAAAAAAGAGGATTTTGACATGACCCAAATGACCGACCGTTTCAAAGCACCCAATATCAATTACGCACAGGAAATTATTCAAAAGGAAGACCCTAAAGAGTTATATATCGCAATCAATGAATTAGCTTATAATTTATCTAAAGATGGTAAAAATATAATAAATGCTTGTTACTGGTTCGAATGGATTACTGAATATGAGACGATTTGTATAAATAAAAAGGAAAAGTGTAAATGTGAAAGACGAAGTCAAATGCCAGTAGATGCCAAGTCTCAATTAGATATTGTCTGGATTATTTGGGATATTATATTAAAAGAATCTGTGAATCATAACAAAATGATACAAAAAATTATAAAATCATTATTGACATTGTTTTCGTTGAAATATACGCATGCTTGTAACAAACGGCGGAAAAATATTATTTATTTTGCCATGTCATTATTGAGTGAAGCCGTAAATGTAGAGGAGGATCTGGTGAAAGATAAGGATCAAGTTTCAGCAATCGTATCAAAAATAGATAATATATATAAACAAATTAAGAAGAATGAACAAGCCCCCAAAACCGATTATTTATTTGCGAATTTGAACAAATCGAATTTAGACAAAACAATCGAAAAATTAGAAAAAATGAATGCGTTTGGAGAGACTTTTATACCTCGATTGTAGAAATTTCTAGGAAATTTCCAGGTTTCTAGGATTAAAATATAGTTATATGTATAATATGCCTAGCACTCGTCGTAATCGTAATCGTACTCGTACTCGTAGATCCAAATCCTGTAAAAATATCAATCTCAAGTTTGAACAAAATATTGTGATGAAATTTTTAGAAGTGCTAAACACTGTGAAATTATATCATTGGAAGACTCATAGTTATCCAACACATAAAGCAACAGATGAATTATATTCAAAATTAAATGAAAATATCGACCATTTCATAGAAGTACTTTTAGGAAAATGTGGCAATCGCATAAGTTTAGAACATGTAAAACATATTTCTTTAAAAGATTTTAATCATGAAAATCAAATCATGAGAGAAATGGAGGATTTCAAATCCTTTTTAGTCGGTATGGATAATCAATTGAAACAAATGGGTGGTATGACGAATAGCGATTTGTTGAACATACGGGATGAAATGCTTTCAAACGTAAACCAGTTTTTATATTTAATGACATTCAAATAATTTGGTTTTGGTTTAAAATAAAAATGTGTATATAATAAAAATTTAATATATTTATTTTTATTATAGCCAAACATGAATAGTGGTGGAGAAAAATCAATCATGACAAACCCAATTTCAGAAATGTTAGATAATAATAGTTTAGGAAGAGAAAATGGTTTTCCAATAGATAATTCATCGTCAATGAATTTGGTATTGGTTATTTTAGGATTTATTATTTTTAGTTTTGTTGTATTTATGGTATATAAACATTATACTGGAGGTGAAAATATTTTTGAAAATATTTATGATAAAATAAAGGAGTTATTTGAATCAATTAAAAATCGTTTTTATTCGTCTGATTCATCATCTAGTAACATAGAACAACACATGGAAGTTGATCATGATATTTATAGTAAAGATGAAAATCAGGCGACTGAATCTTCTATGCCTGATGCTACATTATCTCAATCACAACCTCAAGTACAACGCGAAGAAACGAATAAACAACAACTAAATGATGCTCTGAATAATGCGACTCCAAATTATACACCTGAACCTGGATATAGTGCGGATGATTCCTATAGTAGTATACAAAAAAGTAAATCATCCAGTAAATCGGGTTGGTGTTATATAGGCGAAGACCGTGGATTTAGAAGTTGTATTGATGTTGGGGAAAATGATAAATGTATGTCAGGTGATATTTTTCCAACTAGTGAAATATGTGTGAACCCAAATTTAAGAATGTAATTTTACGCAGGAAAAATAAGTTTTGCTCCTTGAGGCCATTTATCCCCGGCTGTCCCGTAAGTTCGTTTTACTCTAGGATAATAAGTAGGTAACGCACTATTATAGCATAACGCAGCGGTGGTTGGTCCGGGAACATCAGATGCTGAAAGCGGATTACAATTATTTGTTTGAGTTATTTTATACACTTGTCCAGTACATTGATTTTCAGTAATATTACAGAGCAAGCTACCTCCATCAGGTATGATTATTGTTTCGTTTAAATCAGGGGTTAAATTATTCGCAATACAAAAAACACCATCCGCAGTAGTAATATTATCACCAGAAGCAGTTTCGGGATTTATAATTTTTTCAGTATAGTTGACTCTTTTCAGACTTTTAGTATTTGGATTTGTATATGTCTGTGTTTGTGTCGCCCAACTAGTTGTTCTATTCGTCCACATACCTCGCGCCATTTGCGCATACACTTGTTTTTTAGTTAGATTCGCGCTGTTTTTTTTATATTGAAGTATATTTCCTTTGTTTAATACGGAAATTTCTTGAGCAAGTTTTTTATTTTTAAGAACACTTCCCAAAGACTGTGTATTATATACACATTGATTTTCAAAACGATACCATTCTTTTGTTGGTACTGGATTATAATTTTTTCCTAAACATGACATATTTATATTTATTTGATACTATAAATATAAATTCACGCGTGTATTTTATTTTACACAAATTTTTATAATTATTAATTTGTACCGTTTGATCCATAGAAATACCATCGTAATGATAAGTAATCAGGCGATTTTAATAATAAAGATGCTGAATTAGAACTACTCATTACAAGATTAGGACCCATGACAGTTAAACCACTTATGTCATTTAATCCAAGCGAATAATCATAATAACGCAAGTCAGAAATATAACCGTCAAAACCACCATTCATTGCTACAAATACGTCACCGTAATTTTGTTTTGGCACACCATTTAGATTTACACTTTTCGTAATCGTTCCATTGATATAAACATCTAAAGTTTTATTACGACAACGAAGAATAACATTTACCCATTTTCCAATAGGAATATCATTGATAGTAATTTCTTGATTTATGGTTTCATAAGTGTTCATAACAATCAACAAATCATTTGTATTTGGATAAATATACATACCTGGTGCATTGTTGGGGAAATTTAAACCTTTATTATCAGTTGTGGATTTCATAGTTACGTTATTTCCTTTGCTAAATATGTGTTTATATTTTCCCGTATTATATGTCAAATCATTAATAAAAAACCATACAGACCAAGTGAATTCAATACCGTTTGGACCGTTTATAGAACGATTAATTGTGATTGAATTATTAGATGATGGATTCTGTGGAATAATAACCAATTGTTTCGCATCAATCATACCATTTATTAATTTTGGATTATTATTTATATTGCTCATGATTCTAGTTAATAGCGCAATTGACAATTTTAAAACAATTACAAAAATCAAAATAAATAAAAGTAAAAAAGATACACGTGCAATTATACTATTTGAATTTAAAAAATCTTTAATACCACTTCCTCTACCGGCAGTATTATCAAGTGGGTTCCATGCTGATGAATTTGTCTTGTCCATTTTGTCTTATATATATAATACAAAAGAAAATGCAATTATTACTAAATTATTTATTTATATTTGAGATAATAAATGAAAATTAAATGGAAATTAAATAGTGTAACTACTAGTTTCTGTTCCACTACTATCAACAGTAGAAAATTTTACACGAAAACTTGTTCCAAAAACAGAATCTATAATACTATTACTATAACCATTTTGGTAAATATTCCAAGCAGTTTGTGGATCCGTCGCATTAGGATAGTATTCAAATTTGGAAGTCCATCCAGAAAATCCACCAACTGGTGTAATGTAAACATTTGCGTTTTCATTTATTTTTGCTGTTCCAGGTAATACGCAAGTATTTACCAATTTTCCGTCTAAATAAATGTCTAAAGTTCGTCCATAAACACTAATTAATAAATTACACCAGGCTTGTATTGGTATATTAGATACATTACATGTATGAGTTATGCTACTTGATGTTCCAGAACCCGAATATACATTCATCATTACATTTAAATTATTTTCAATTCCTCCAAAAGTAACCATTGGACATGGTTCCTTTCCATATGATCCACTTGCTCCTGGTGATGAAGTTGGAGAACCTACTCTACCAAATAATACCTTTTCTTTTCCATAATTATAATTCCAATCGTCTATATAAAACCATATGGAATATGTGAAATTACTAGATTTAATACCAGATTTGGTGCTTGATAATTTAGTAGCATCAATAGTTTGCATAGTTGTACCAGAAGTAATACTTGTAGAGACTGTATTTGTTGAATAAATATAATTTAAAACAAAATATAAAAATAAAATCAATATGATTATAATAAGTACAAACTTAAAATCCATAATATATAATATAATAGAAATTATATTTTATATTGTATATTTTTATTTTGACAATATAAAATTTCTAAATAAAACTTACTAAAATACTCCAGAAAAATTATTATACATTTTGGTTGTCTTTATTTGCCTTAAAATACCATTTTAAGGATAAATAGTCTGGATCGAATTCCGAAACATTTTTTGGGTCAATCTTTTTATTTACAGTTTCATCTTGATTTAATTCATCACCTGAAGGTAAATTTGAGTCATAATCAGGATCACTTGTTATAAATGATGATACGGGTTGTATCGTATAAGTAGAAATATCCATCACTGTTTTATTAATGTCTGATACAATTGGAGGTTCCTTATTTTTTAAAGAATTATATAAACTATAAATTTGTGAGCTCATTAATGGTTCTTTAAAATAATTTACATTACATATTCTTCCAAATATACCCTTATCAGTGCCAACGATTAAACTATCATATTCCATAAATGGGACAATTTGTAATTTTGATTTTTCCAATAAACCATTATAAAAAATATCTAAAGTTCCTCCGTTGTAATTTATAATTATATTATTCCATTTTTGTAGTAAGATATTGGGTTTTTCAAATAATATTGTATTACCTTCATCGTCTAAAATATTTTTTGTACTTCCATTATTTTTTGTAATTAGTCTCATTGTATTTAATTTGACGTTATATACTAAATTAAATTTATCACCATAATGAATAACTGAAGTATATTTTTGACTTGCTAAATTTACACTAGGGTTTTCAGAATCTAAATATAACCAAAAAGAAAGACCATATTGATAATCAAATTTTTCACTTCCATGAAGTGTTTGATAACTAGCAAGAGTTGTTTGTTTACGTATACTAATTGGTTTATTTACAAGTAACATGCCGTTTTGGGTTTCGTGTTGATATGTAAAATATGGGTAAGCAACATAATATATAAAATATAAAATTAATACAAAAATCAATACCCAGAAATAATTTTCAGATGGTGCTTTTTGTGTTGTGCCAGGAATTCCGGGCATTCCAGGCATGCTTGGTATCAATTTTGTAAAACCGTATAATTTTAACAATAAATTATATATTCCCTCAAATAAAGCATAAAACAAACATGGTATATAAAAAATACTATTGACAATTAATCGTAATAACGGGGTTTTATTATATAATTCAGTTGAGGTTAAAAATCTAAAAAAAATTCCAAGAATAATAATAATAAAAAAAGCATTTATTAGAAAATTAGTAACACCGCTACCGGTATTTGAATATGCCGATATAGCCATGAAAAACCATACAAACATTATGAGAAGAGCAAAAAATCCTGACCAATAAAATATACTTGATTTATTTAATAATAACCTCAAACTTTCTGGAATTTCTTGCTCAGTGAATATTGACATGACTAAACAAATAAAACCAATGATTAATGTAGAAACAAAAAACATTATGATAAGCCCAAAATTTACTTTCAAACGGGTTCCAAACGTCTCATTATAAGAATCCAAAGCATATTTTCCTACATTTGAATTGTAAAGAATAAATAAAAAAACACACAGACAAATATAAATAATAACAGAACTGATGTTTTTTCTTACTATAAAATCAGGAGGTTTATAAGTATATTTGCTCAGTAAATCTTTATAATTAAATGTATGATATACGTTGAAATATAATAAAAGAAAACCAAATATTAAAAAAATTGGAAATAAATAAGACGCATTCTTTTTTAATTCACTGTTTGACAATGTTGTAAAATAATAAATCATTATACAAATGAAAATAATGAGAACAAGTAATCTAATGTTTTTAAAGATTGCGAAAAACGTACTAAAAAAGGAAAAAAATAACCCTAATGATAATATAGTAATTAAAAAACAAGTGATAAGAACAGATGCTGAACTTTTATCAGTGATATCACCGTATAAACCAACCATTACAAGTATAAATAAAATAAGTAATACTAAAAATATTTTTGTTAATGTAGGACCCATCAAATCATTCAACCAACATAATCGATAATTAAAAAAACTATTAAAACTTTTTTCTTCAAATTTATTACTTTTTTTTACTTTATCCATGTTATATTATTGTTATATTATTATATTATTATAAATATTTATAAATATAATAATAAAAAATATTTATTTAAAGTTATCATTACAACTATAATATATTGATACCTAAATATATTCAAGAATGAACAATGATCCATTTATATATACAATCATGACCTATATGGTAGTATACTTGGGAATTTATATATTATATAATTTATTTTCGAATGATGATAACATGATTCATTCAAAAAGCTCAGAAAATATGAAGGATGACGATTAAAAATTTCGCAAATGTGTTGATTATATTGTTACATATTTTCCATGGCGGTTTTTTGTCCATGACATTCTCTACACAAGGCAATCAAATTTTGAACTTCATTGCTACCTCCGTGTTCAAGACGGACAACGTGATCTACTTCAAACCAGGCACTTAATTGTTGTTTACAGTTTCCACATTTCCAATTTTGACACGAGGCAACGTATTTTTTCTTGGTTTCACTGACAGAGCGTTTGGTTGCCTTACCTGGAGTACCGGTTGCGCCACCAGATTGTAGTATTTTTCTTTCATAAGGATTTCTAGGATTGGTCGCGTTTAGATTTCCCATAAATGACCCACCAACACCTCCGTCGTTATTGTCAATATTTGTGAAATCAATAATAGGCGAAATCATATCCATCGATGATTTATCAATTGGCATGTATTTAATCATATTATTGGCGTGTAAAAGAATATTTTTACACCTGGAAGGATTTCGTTTCATCAGTAAATAAAAAGATATGCCGAGTATAGCAATAAATGCCATGGTATAGTATTTTTTATACGACATGATAAGTTTCAAGTATTTTCCATTGTGATAAGTGTTGAATATAAGAAATGCTGTTATTCCAAATATGACTAATTCTAGTTTCATGATTATACTTATATATTTACTATAAAAAAATATAAGTATATACGTTTTAATTTTCAAAATTCACTTTTTTGGTGGTATTTTTCGCGGTATTTTTTTTACTAGATGTTCCCTTTGGTTTTTTGTTTTCAACCATCACTTCAGAATGATTCATTTTTTTACCGGTGATATAATCAAATAATTTAAAAATACTTTTTTGCTTAGGTTTAAATTCTTCTCTCAAAGAGTCATTAAACAAGGGGTCAATATCATTTAATATATCAACTAAAGAATTAATATCAACTGGTTTTTCTGCTGAATCTAACAATAATGAATAGGCGTCTTTTACTTTGTGTACTAATTTTAATTGATGTGGTTTGAAATGTTTTATACCATATTTTATATTTTTGTTTTTTATATAATCAATAAAATAGGTATATATGGAAACAAATCCCCAAACATCCAGATTTTTTAAATAGACTTGTTTGAAATATTCCATCACATGAAATTTACCATTCTTAATATATTTTTCCAATATTTTGAATAAATAATTAGATATGTATTCATACGCATATTTTATGTCTAATGAGTCGCCAGAATGTTTATCAACGAATTCATTCTTGAATAAAACTTGAATGATTCGGTGAATAAGAATCAAATGTTTTGAAAAATGACGTTTCGTTTTCAAATAACTATGAATAAACTCTTTCAATTCACTTTGTGACGGATTAGGGTTCGTCTTTAAAAATTCATCACAAGTTTGTCTAAAAATTCTGGATAATAAAATACATGAAAAAGGGAGATTATATTGAAATGGACGATTCGCAAAAGCATCTGGTATGTTTTCTTCATTCTTGTATATTTTCGATAATCCCCAATCAATTAAACGTGCGCGTATGCTATTACCTTTTTTACTTACCAGGACATTACTGTCTTTTATATCTCCGTGATAGACGTGTAATTCATTCATTTTAATAATACCATTTTTCAAAAAATCTATTAATGTTTTATTTAATTCTATCATTTTTGAGTTACTGAAATTTATTTTATATACATAATCAAAAATATCAATACCACCAAAAGGCATTTGAATGGCTTCTAAATCATCTAATTTTTCATTAATATTTTTTTGATTGATATCGTCATCTGAAAGAGCACTACAATTTTCATTAAAATGGGTTAGATCTTCTTTTGTTAATTTTTCAGGAACACACAAATCGAAATTTTTTACAAGAAAATAGTCATCATAATTTGGAATAGTTTTAAGTATTTTTTCAAATTTTATGATTTCTTCGTATTCTCGCTTTGCGTATTTTTTCTTCATGAGTTTTGTCACATATATTCCGCCTGGTTGATTCATGTTTGTCATATTTTTACATTTCAATGGAGGACTAAATAAACAACCATACCCACCACTTTCAAACACTTTCCCACCGCGTTTTTTTCTGGTTACGTTTTTTCGGGTTCTCTCCTTAATATTTTTTTTATATTTTTTTGTTGTCATTTAATTAAAATGAATTGTTCTTATAATACAAAGATATAATATTTATTATTTATTATACAAATACACAATCATTGCTACAAAAAAGATAACTAAACATAAATATACAAGTTTATTTTTTAATCGATTCATTTCTCGATTTTTAATATCTTTGGGTTTATATTCTTCATAATATAATTCATAAAATTTATTCAGGGAAATTTTGTTTTTTTCCAGTTTTTCATTTATTTTGTTATGTATAAACCAAACCCAACGAATAAAAGAATCTCGAGAATCTAAATAGGGACTAATCGGATATTGATCCAATAATTTACTAAAATCACTAGAAATGGATTCAACGGGTATAAATAAGGGAAGGTTTTGTATGAATTCGTAATATTTTTTTTTAGTCACACTATTGGGTCTTAATGGGTAAGACATCGATATTGTATGGAGGAAAAACCAGTAATGAGGACCCCATACTTTTGGATCTAGTACCATTCGTTAAAATAAATTAATATAATAAGATAATTGTTTAAACATATTTTTTTATGAATAGTAATATTGATAATATATGAATAATAATAACGTTTGTAATAATTGTGGAAAACCCGGTCATTCTTTTCATCATTGTAAATTGCCTATTACTAGTTATGGTATGGTTGTATTTAGACATAGCCCCAAAGGATTACAGTTTTTAATGATACGAAGAAAAGATAGTTTTGGATATATTGATTTTGTTAGAGGAAAATACGTGTGTTATAATATTTATCAAATCCAACAAATTGTAAATGAAATGTCTGTTAGTGAAAAAGAACGAATTTCAAAGGAAACATTTGAACATTTGTGGAAATTAATGTGGGGCGAATGTGGTAAAAATCAATATAAGAATGAAGAAATAATGTCTAAAAAAAAATTTGAAATTATAAAAAATGGAATATTACTTGATGATAGAAGAATTAATTTGAATGAAATCATTGAAAATAGTCATACTCGATGGATGGAAACGGAATGGGAATTTCCTAAAGGAAGACGAAATATCCAAGAAAAGGATTTGGATTGTGCGTTGCGAGAATTTGAAGAAGAAACCGGATATTTAAGTAAAAATTTACAGGTTATTGAAAATTTATTACCGTTTGAAGAGACATTTATTGGGTCAAATCATAAATGTTATAAACATAAATATTATTTAGCTTATATGAATGATAATGATGATATATGTCATGAAAATTTTCAAAGGTCAGAAGTTAGTAAGTTGGAATGGAAAACAATAGATGAATGTTTAGAATCAATTAGACCATATAATTTAGAAAAAAAAAAGTTAATTACAAATATAAATAAGGTACTACAAGAATATAGATTATATTCATAATATATAAGATATATAAGAAATGAATTATTCAAACTCTGAAAATAATAATAGTGATACTGGTGAAAAATCTAGTGCGACCTCAAGCGCGATATCCGATACCAATTCAAATGTAGACACAAGTAGATCAACATCTTTAAATGACACATTATTGAAAGAAAAGATTAAATTAGATTTGAAGGATGAATATAATGAAAGTTGTCTTGAAAATCCGTATGACAAAGAATGTAATAAATTTTTATTAAAAAAAGAATTAGTGGAAAGTTATGTATTGAGAGAACATCCAGATCAACATCCCAATTTATATCCAAGTTTGGATGATCCAAATTTTATTATAAAGATTGCCGAAAAGAAGGAATTTAGAGATAATAGTTACAATGGTGAAATATATGATGTTAAAAAACATTCTGAAATATTAAATAACGCGGATTTTGAACTGGCGCCACATCAAATATTTATAAAAAATTTCATGTCGTTCAATACTCCGTACAATAGTTTGTTATTGTACCAGGGTTTGGGTACCGGTAAAACTTGCACTGCGATTGGTGTTGCTGAAGAAATGCGGGATTATTTAAATCAAATGGGTATTACCAAAAAAATAATTATTGTTGCGTCACCAAACGTTCAAGATAATTTTAGGTTACAATTGTTTGATGAGAGAAAAATGAAATTGGTTGATGGATTATGGAATATCCGTTCTTGTACAGGGAATAAGTTATTAAGGGAAATTAATCCGATGAATATGAAAGGATTGACCAAGGAAAAAGTGGTGAGTCAAATTAAAGTCTTGATAAATTCAGCGTATTCATTTATGGGTTATATTGAATTTGCGAATTATATTGAAAAGGTACAACAAGTTCAAGTGGATATTAAAAGCGAAAAGGAACGAGCGCGGAGAAAAAGACGTAACTTGCGTAATGAATTTGATGGGCGATTGATTATTATAGATGAAATTCACAATGTGCGCATGTCGAGCGATTGTGAGAATAAAATAGTGGCGGAGAAATTATTACAGTTGGTTTCATCCGCGGAAAACATGCGTTTGCTTTTATTATCGGCAACGCCCATGTACAATACCTACAAGGAAATCATTTGGTTATTGAATTTGATGAATATGAATGATCGTAGGGCAGTGATAGAAATTCGTGATGTTTTTGACGCGGATGGAGACTTTAGAAAAAATGAGGCGGGGGAAGAAATTGGAAAAGAATTATTGATCAGAAAAGCTACGGGTTACATCTCTTTTGTGCGAGGAAATAATCCATATACGTTTCCGTATCGAATTTATCCGTCGACTTTTTCGCCGAAACATTCCTTTTTGAATAAAAGTGACATGAAATTGGATGTCATGAAATATCCCAAATATCAAATGAATGGTAAATTAATACAATCTGACAAAATGATGAAATTTTTGGATGTTTATTTGACCAAAATCGGGTCATACCAGTCATACGGGTATCGCTATATTATAAATCATTTGCGTAATAAAAAGATTTCAATTACGACGAAAACGGGTCAGGTTCGTAACATGCCAACATTTGATGAGTTGGAAAGTTTTGGATATAATTTATTAATGTTGCCGCTAGATGCGCTGAATATTATATACCCAATTGAAGGATTAGAAGAAGTCACGGAGGAAATTATGAGTATTCGCGAATATTCTTCGATTAGTGATGAAAGTAGTGAAGAACCACCACTCACTGAATATAAAAGAATTGAAAAAGCAAAACCATCTTCTTCTGCGGTATTGTCATCATCTCCGAATAGTGAAAGTGATGACGAAGAAGAAGAAGACGAAGAAGATGAAGACGAGGAAGAAGAAGAAGACGACGAAGAAGTCGATGAATTAATAGACTCTTTGAACAATATAGAAATTGTTAAAAAACCATCAGATGAACCAAGTGTAACACCTTTTGATTATAAACCAGTAGAAAAACCTGCGTCATCATCCGGTGAGGCGTCGTCTGTATCGTCACAAATTTCTGAAGAGGACTCGCCAAAGACAAAGCGAGTAACATCTGGTTTATCTGGGTTGAATGAAGAAAAAAATCAGACTACATTTAAAATTCCGAGCGAAAGTAGTGCGTCATCATCGTCATCGTCATCAAGTATGCGTGGAGGGGTGAGTGAATCATCTTCATCTTCTGATGAATCTTCATCTACTAAAACTAAATCCTCCAAAGAGTCAAAAAATATATTTATAAATACAACTGATATAACGGGCGCGGGTGGTTTGAGACGTGTGATGAATTTTGTTGATAGTAAAAAGCCGTTCGAAAAGGGGTCTTTTGAATATAAACCACAAATATTATCCAAGTATGGTTCTCTTTTTTCAGCTGATCAAATCGGTAAGTATAGTTCAAAAATAAAAAATATATGCGACAGCATTCTGGGCAGCGAAGGAATTATTCTAGTGTATTCAGCAATGTTGGATGGATCTTTGATACCTGTTGCGTTAGCATTGGAAGAAATGGGGTTTTCGCGATTTAGTAAAACCGGTAAATCCTTATTTAAAAATCGCCCCAGTGAATTGATCGATTCGCGCACTATGAAACCTCGGCGTAGCGGTGAGGATTTTCAGCCAGCGCGTTATGCGATGATTACGGGCGACCCCAGATTATCCCCGGATAATGACTATGAAGTAAAGGCACTTACAAACAGTGACAATATTAATGGATATCGAGTAAAGGTAGTTTTGATTTCACGCGCTGGATCAGAAGGGATTGATTTGAAATGTATAAGACAGGCTCACATCATGGACCCTTGGTACAATATGAATCGTGTAGAACAAATTATTGGACGCGCAGTGCGTAATTCAAGTCATAAAGAATTGGAATTTGAAAAAAGAAATGTCGAAATATTCATGTATGGGACGATTTTAGAAGATGAGGCGGAAGAATCCGCGGATTTATATGTATATCGTGGTGCTGAATATAAGGCAGTACAAATGGGTAAAGTGAGTAGGATTTTAAAAGAAACCGCAGTTGATTGTATCATTCATCACGACCAAAGTAATTTTATACGAGAGAATTTTGAAAAAATAGAAGAAAACCGTAATATTACGCAAATATTATCGGATGGGAAAGTGTTGGAGCATTTCAAAATAGGAGACATACCATATTCAGCGGAATGTGATTATATGGAAAGTTGTGATTACAAATGTTATCCTGATAAACAAGATATAAATGTAAACATGAATTCTTATAATGAATCTTTTATTTTTGTAAATTCTGACAAAATAATTCAAAAGATTAAGATGTTAATGAAAGAAAGATTCTTTTATAAAAAACGTGACCTGATTCATTTAATAAATATTCCCAAGCCTTACCCAATTGTACAGATTTATGCTGCGCTATCTCAGTTGATTGATGAAGATACAATTACAGATAAATATGGAAGAAATGGTTATTTAGTAAATATTGGTGATTATTATTTCTTTCAGCCAAGTGAACTCAAAAATAAACATATTTCTATTGATGAACGTTCTATACCAGTTGATTATAAAAACAAAATGATTCAGTTTGATGTTAAACCATTTATTACTGGTAATGTAGAAAATGTAAAACCAAAAATAGATAATATTCCAGAAGCACATACTGGTATGTCTAATAAATTAATCTATGAAATGCGCGATAATTATAATATTACTATCCATTTTATGCGCGGTGATGAAAAGGTTCCTCGGGGTGACGATAATTGGTATAAACACTGTGGTATTACTTTCAAGAAATTAATCAGGGAAAATATACTTGGTGAGGGCGAGGCGTTGGAATTGCTCATAGAGCACATTGTTGATATGCTTTTGTTTGATGATAAGGTAGAATTATTAAATAGTATTTATTCGACAAATCTAGATGTATTGGATGATTTTGAGATGACTATTAAAAAGTATTTGGATACTAAAATTATTGAAACACGGAATGTAAGCGCAATCATTTTGTATACAAGTGTTGAAAAACAAATCATGATTTATAAGGATCGTAAATGGAAACACGCACAACCGGAAGATGTTATTGAAGTAGAGTCGGCATATGATTCGACAGCACCTGTATTGAATATGAGTAATTTGATTGGATTTATTGATTATGAGAATAAACATAAATATTTGGTATTTAAATATAAATATACAACTTTGAAAAGAAACGCGGGCGCACGCTGCGACGAAGCTGGTAAAGATCGTAAAATCAAAATATTGAATGATATCTTTGGATTTGAAAAATACAATAAGGAAAACACCAAAGGAATTGTTCAAGCGGAATTATGTTCGTTACAAGAAATGATGTTTAGAAAGTATGATAAAAGTAAAAAAGACGGTAAAACGTGGTTTTTCTGTATGGAAAACGCCAAATTGAATAATTTATGAATGTAAATATGTATAATAAATATTTTAGATAATTATAAATATTATACTTAATAATCTTGATTCTTTTTTTGTTTTTTATGTAATGAATATACTATATAAATTTCAATTATAATCAAAGGAATAATATAAACAAGCGCGTTTGTATTCATTAAAAATGCTAAAATAATACATATTGAAGAAAACGCAAGTGAATATGAAATAACTTTTGGATTATCCAAAAAGTGTAATCTAATCCATGCTAATATGATAGCAATTATAGCCATCATTTTTCCAAAAAGACAAATTTTGTTTTCTTTATTTCCTGTATTATGTACAAAAAAAGGACCTATTTTTTGAATTTGTTTATCTAATAAAGCAGTATTAAAAGTGTATTTTGTTTTGAATAAAAAATACATGTAAAATAAATACAATGATTCACATAAAGTAACAAACGTATAATTCATATATATATATTATATAAATTAAAATTGAAAAACAATTAAAAAAATAGTCTTACAATATAATAAGTATGGCAACTGTTGAACAACCCGCATTTCAAGAAACACAATTACAAACACAAACACAAAAACCGGAAACAAGTAAGAAAGTGTTTAAGAAAAAAGAAATAAAACATAGTAGTATTTATACTCGTTCAGTCATTACCCGAAGTGTTGTGTTGCCTATTGTTACCATTGGAAAAAATATTAAAGAAACATTAGAAAAAGCTATTGTTATTCATTTTGAAGGAAAATGTATTGTGGAAGGTTATGTGAAAAGCGGGTCTTGTAAAATTATTACGCATTCGAGTGGATTAATACAAGGTGTTCAAGTAAAATTTGAAGTGGTATTTGAATGTTATATATGTTCTCCGGTAGAGGGAATGTTAATCCCTTGTGTTGCCCGAAATATTACCAAGGCAGGTATTCGCGCAGAAAGTGATGAAGAGTCGCCATCACCAATCGTGGTGTTTATTATGCGAGACCATAATTATATGAATAAATATTTCACCAGTATTAAAGAAAACGATAAATTTATTGTACGGGTTATTGGTCAACGTTTTGAGTTGAATGATAAATATGTTTCAATTATAGGTGAAGTGGTTGAACCAAAAAAAGATTATACCAGTCGCAAACCTAAATTGGTGATTGAGGATTAAATGATCCGGATTCAAAATAAAAAATTGAAAACTATTTTTTATTTTGTTGTTTAGATAAAATATAAATGATGGATTACATGTTATCTATTAAGTACCCGGAAAAAGTTATTTTGGAAGGAAAAGGTATAAAAAATAAAGATTTTGAAAATCACATATCAAAAATGACAAATGATGAGAAACGCGATACACTTGAATTGTATATTGGAAATAATAGATTGACTGGTACATTTTCTTTAAAAGAATTTCCGAATTTGAAATCAATCAGTTGTCAAAATAATGAAATAGAAGAATTTGATGGAGACCTCCCCGTCAATTTAACACGATTGTGTATTTACAATAATAAATTAAAAAAATTACCAAAACTTCCAGCAAATTTAGAACTATTAACAATGATGAATAATGAAATGGAGGTATTACCCGAATTACCATTGTCTTTAAAATGGTTATTTATCGATGAAAAATATTCAGAATCTAGAATACGATTGGATTTTCATAAATTCTCGTTTCGAACAAAAAAAAGTCTGGCGTATCTTTTGAATAAACCCGATTTTAAACACGATTTAAGATCAGACCAACTTGAAGTTATACGCCGTTTCAAAGAACAACAACGCGACATTGCGAATTTTAAAGAGGCACTTTGTTTGAAAAAGAATTATGACGAACTTTGCGCCGAAAATCGCAACAATAACATATTACAGAATTTAACTAAATTATTTGTTGTTATCAATGTTATGGAATTCTTGGGTGAACATGCGAATTATAACTAGATACCAAGAAAACTAAAAAATTAATTTATTATAAAATTACTGGAGGTAACAACACATAATTATATATTTATATTATAAGATAAAATATGTGTTTATCAGAAAGAGCAAGTATAGTATCTTTTTTCTTTGGTATAATAGGTTCATTATTATTGATTTCTTTGGGCGGTGTCAATAATAAAATAATCGGTTATTATTTCATCTATATAAGTTTCATGCAAATCATTGATTTTCTTCTATGGAGACACCAAACATGCGATGATTATAACCGAATGATTTCATTGTTGGGAATGTTATTGAATCATAGTCAGCCAATTGTTTTAGGAATGATCATTTTATTATTCAATCCAATACATAAAAATATAATTTATACATTAATGTTGGTATATTTGTGCGCGGTTATTCCATACTCATTACCTTTTGTAACGGATAAAAAATTACAATGTACATTAAAAGGTAAGGAAAATCATCTATTATGGAATTGGAACCTTTTAAAATATAAAAAAATGATGTATTTTATTTATTTATTTGTAGTGTGTGGAATGTTTATATATGGACTTACGAATTTTAAAATTGGATTATTTGTAGCTTTCATTGCCGTTATAACTTATGCGACCAGTTTTTTAATATACACTCAAAAATACTTGGGCACAATGTGGTGTTATTATACTGGTTTTATTCCCATTATTTCATATTTCATACAGTATTTCATATTTCATACAGTATTACAAAATTATCAAGTTGTAAAAAGATTTAAACAAATTTTGTACTATTAATTATAGTATAAGTATGACTGATTTTTTTTGCGTAGAAGAAAATATTTCCGATTCACTTGGTGGTAGTTATATGTTGAATCCTCAAGAACCCGTATATAATTTGAATTTAGATTCTCTAGAAAATGATATTGCGGATGATGATGATGAAGAAGAACCATTTAATGGTCAAGAATTAAACAGTATTCGGGAAAAAATAGAATCCATGCCAAAATTTAATCAAATCGAAGTATTACGAATCTTGAGTGGTTATAAAAATATTACATTGAATGAAAACAAATATGGTGTTTTGATAAATATGACGGATTTAAAAAAAGAAGTGATTGAAAAATTAAAAGAATATATTAGTTATGTCAATACACAAGAAACAAATTTAAATGAATTTGAATCACGAATACAGGAATATAAAAATATATATTTTGTAAAAGATAATAAAGATAAAGAGATAAAAGATACTAGTAAGACAAATAAAAATAAGAATGTATAATCATAACAATTATAATCGCAATAATTATAACAATCGCAATAATTATCAGAACAATAGACAACCTTATAAAACCCCGCCACAAAAGACAGATTATAATGATGTAATTAAAAATTTACAAGATTATATGTTATCTAATAAGATGTTGGTTAAATCGTTAAAATTCAGAGTAGCTAGCGTAAAGAATAAAAAACATCAAATTATGACTAGTAATGAAACACTTCAAGAGAAAAAAGAAATCATTATGAAAAAAGAAAAAGACAAATTTTTTTACCCGAATCAAAAAGATCAGTTATATTGGTGTTTTTTTATTATTAAAAACGGGTTTGACGCATATGAATACCCGGATATATCTAGTTATACCAATGAAAAAAAGGAAAAAATTAAATGTGTCGATGTATTGAGACAAAACAAACAACAATTAAAGGTGAAAAAAATCAAAAATATAAAAGAAGACGTAGAAGACGAGTTGGTGAATCGCGAACGCATTAGTATGAAGACGTTTATCGCCCTTTGTGTAGCGTCTAACTTGAATATTTTGTATATTCAAAAACGCAAATGTTTTGAATTGATTTTTGATGAAGAATCGCCAATACATGTTGTTCATGAAATGAGTGATTGTAAATATTGTTATGAACCCGCTGTTACGAAAGAACAAACTGATTATTATCGCAATACATTTTTCAAATGGGAAAGCATAGAAAAGCCGTTGAAAGCAGTCGGGTCATACACATCAGACGAATTGGTTATATTATCTGAAAAATTAGGTTTAGAAACAATGAAACCTGGAGGTTCTGATAAAAAGAAAACCAAAAATGAATTATATGAACAAATCGTTTTGAATATTTTATAACTTGTGTGGGTTTTATGTATTTTTATAAAATAAAAGTTGAATAAAGTTCAATAAAAATATATTTTATAAAAATTGATTATAATATAAAAAATATGTGTTAATATAGTATATGACAACAATTGTAGATTCAAATTTAGAACAACGGAAAACTAGTAATTCTGAAAATATGATGTCAAATAGTATGACAAAAACAAGTTACAAAACTGGAAAATACAGCACTACGCAAAAGACATCACCTGCGACATCTACACAATCTCCGCAAATTCTATTTGAAAAAATGGTTGGAAAATTTATGGAAAACAAACCGTACGAAAAACAGATTGATATGAATCATGAGTTAGAAGTGCGTTTTGGTACACGAGGAATCAAACCATTGACTAAAATCGATTATAACAATGTTATTCAAAAACTGAAATCTCTAGGATTTTCAAGTGCGAATGAAGAAGGCGCATATATGCTGCGAATACAGACTGAATTTTTAGATCCGGTTACAGGAACTTTTAAATTATCAAACAATATAAGAACTGAAATTCGTGGGTTTCAAGTGATTCAAGAATATTGTAAGCATAATGATTTGAATAAAATATTAAAATCGGATTATTATTCAGGTAATAATGTTGAATTTCATAAAAAATCTCTTTATAAAACAGAAAAAGAAAGTTATTTTCCGGTAAATTTCGACGATTTCAACTTTAGAGTATCTTATCAAACAGAAGAACGTATGCGATCTTCAAATCCAATCATCCGATCTTTGACTGAATCTTGGGAAAAAAGTAAAAAAGTCTTTCGTTTTATTAATCGGGTAAGTTTTTCACATCCAGATATACCTATTGTTGTGGATTTAAGTATTGTAAAAAATTCAACCACGATCATTACCAATAATGGTAGAAAATTCATGAAACCAGTCTACACTACAGCAGAATCTGGTGTTTTTGAAAACCCTGAAGTTTATGAGGTTGAATTAGAGGTGAATAATAGTAAGGTTGGTCCCGGAACCCCGTATAATAGTCCTGCGGTTTTACTGACAGGAATCAGAAAAGCAATTAAATTTGTTTTAATGGGATTACAAGGAACGAATTATCCAATCTCTTATCCTGAACAAAATGATATTTTACACGAATACATGAAAATGATACACGTAGAAAATTACAATCCCGACAAACGAATCTATACTTCTGATTTTATTGGACCCTCATCCAACACATTACAATTAGAAAATGTTCTTCCTGTAAACAAAAATACTACAAATTTTATAAGTATTTGTAAAGACTATTGTGTCACTGAAAAAGCGGATGGTGAGCGTCATATGATGTATATTTCAAAAAAGGGAAAAATATATTTGATTAATAATCGTATGAAACTTATATTTACTGGCGCCGAAACAGAAAACGTAGAGACGTTTCATTCGTTACTGGATGGTGAAATCGTTTTACATGATAAGAACGGTAAATTTATTAATTTGTATGCTGCGTTTGATATTTATTTTAAGAACGGCGTTGATGTAAGAAAATACGGCTTTATTCCCAAATCAGAGGAAGAATTAAAGACAAAATATAGATTACCGATTTTGAGCAATTTGATTAAAGAGTTAAAACCTCATTTTGTGATTACTGGTCAAAGTCAAAATTCAAAGGAAAAAACAGTAAAAAAAGAATTGGGATTATCGCCAATACGCATTGAATGTAAAAAATTTTATAGCTCGACCACATCAACCAAGAATGTAAATGGTCCCATCACGATATTTAATTTGTGTAAAACTATTATTGAAAAAGAAAAAGAGGGATTGTTTGAATACAATACAGATGGTTTGATCTTTACACCTGAAAATATGGGCGTCGGTGCGAATAAAATCGGAGAAGCAGGTCCTCTAAAAAAGATTACCTGGGATTATTCTTTTAAATGGAAGCCGCCACAATACAATACGATCGACTTTTTGGTAACGACTGAAAAAGAAAACGGTGTTGACCGAGTAACAACGATATTCCAAGAAGGTACAAACACCAATAATACCAACCAATTGAATCAATACAAAACATTGGTGCTTCGTTGTGGTTTTAACGAACGCAAAGACGGGTTTTTAAATCCTTATCAAGATATGTTGGAGGATAAAATACCTACTTTTAACCAGTCTGGTTCAAGACTTGAAAATGAAAAGGAATATTTACCTGTGAGATTTTATCCGACAAGTCCGCCCGATAATATGGCAGGAATATGCAACATTATGCTCGATAAAGACGAGACTGGTGTATACCAAATGTTTACCGAGGAAAGAGAAGTCTTTACTGATAATACTATTGTAGAATTCAGGTATGAAATGGACAATAAATCAACCTGGAATTGGGTTCCATTACGTGTTCGTTATGATAAAACCGAAGAATTGCGTCAAGGAATGCCTAATTTTGGAAATGCGTTTCACGTTGCCAATAGTAATTGGTATTCTATTCATAATCCAGTCACAGAGGAAATGATCAGTACAGGTAATCATATTCCTGCGGAAATCGTAGATGAAGATGTCTATTACAATCGTGCCGGAGTGAAATCTCAATTGACAGTTGGATTACGCGATTTTCACAATTTGTTTGTAAAAAAATCATTGATCGTTGGCGCGTCCAAAAAGGGAAATACATTAATCGATTATGCGTGTGGAAAAGGCGGTGATTTTCCAAAATGGATCAAGGCAAATTTGTCATTTGTATTTGGAATAGACATTTCAAAAGATAATTTAGAAAATCGTATCGATGGTGCTTGTGCCAGATATTTGAATTACAAGAAAACCATCAAGTATGTGCCAGACGCTTTATTTGTGAATGGAAATAGTGGCGCCAATATAAGATCTGGTGCGGCCATGTTGAATGACAAGGCAATTCAAATTACCCGTGCTGTATTTGGAGATGGTCCAAAAAATGAGGAAAAGCTTGGTAAGGGCGTTTATAAACAATACGGAAAGGGTGATGATGGGTTCAATGTTTCATCGTGTCAATTTGCCCTACACTATTTCTTTGAAAATCAAGTGACTTTCCAGAATTTCATAAGAAATGTTGCCGAATGTACAAAATTAGGTGGATATTTTATTGGTACTTGTTACGATGGTAAAAGTATATTCAATATGTTGAAAAACAAACAACCTGGTGAAAGCGTGGAAATATACAATGGTGACAATAAAGTTTGGGAGGTTAGAAAAGAATACGATGACACTGATTTCTTGGATGATGTGACCAGTCTAGGGTATCAAATAAATGTATATCAAGAGTCAATCAACAAAATGTTTCCCGAATATTTGGTGAATTTTGATTACATGGAACGAATCATGGAAAACTATGGTTTTAAATTATTGACACGCGATGAGGCAAAAGAACACGGATTACCTAATGGTACGGGTATGTTTAATGAATTATTTGTATTGATGGAAGAAGAGGTGAAACGTAATCGTTTAAAACAGAATGAATACGGTGATGCGTTATCAATGAATTCATACGAGAAAAAAATTTCGTTTTTGAATCGTTACTTTATATACAAGAAAATAGCAACCGTCAATGCTGAAAAGATATCGATTGAATTGATTGAAGAAGGTGTTGATGAAAAACGAAAATCGAAAACTCGTAGTTCAAAAAAATCGAGTTCTTTATCAGCATCGTCGTCATCGCAAATGTCTTCATCATCAAATAAAAAGACGAAAGCATCAAAGGCGACCGAAAAGACATATGAAACGAAAACAAAAAGCAAAAAGAATGTTACTAGTAAAATCACAAATTCGAAACCAAAAATTAGAAAATTAAATAAAGTTTTGATTTTAGATGATACCGCGGAAACAATACAGAGCGAACCCGTTACAAATTTGAATTTGGAAAATGAGTTAGAAAAATCTGTTATAGAAAAAGAAATGACATTTATACCAGAAACAACTCGTGGAGAAAAAGAAAAAATACAAATAGATGAAACATCAATGGTTGATCAAAGCGCTTTTCCAATAGAAACATTACAAAAAGAAGAAGAACCAGAAATGATTACTATAGAAAATACAGAGGCAAACCCAAGTAAAACAAAAGAATCCAAAAAGTCGGCTATAAAAAAGAAAAAAGTAAAACTTTTAATTGAAGAATAAAATAAATGTAAATGATTGATAGAATTGACTTAAATGTAAAATGATGATAATATATAATACAATTATTAATAGAAAATATGAATTATTATATATTACCAAAAAAAAATGATAAAATAACAATTAATATAAAAACTACAAATGTGGAAAAATTAGAACCATTTGTATCATCATCAGTATATCATTATTTAAATGTTGTTTTGGGACAAATAGAAGAAATTCAAAAAAAAGATAATGTAATAAATTATGATTTAATTTACAAAATTTCAAATCCATATGAATTTATTTTTTCAAATGTTCCTGGGTTAAAATATTCGGTAAGTAAACTGAAACCGTTGAACAATATTTTTTATATTTTCATGGAAATTCTAATAAATTTTAATATATTAGACTTTTTCAATAATGGTGAAATAAAAACATTTTTTTATGGAAAAAACATTAGTTCAACCATAGAGTGTATGAATATGTTGCGTGAGGATTATAATGATGTATATCAGTTTCATAGTGAAATTCAAGCAGTCACTAGTGATGATTTTAACTCGAGCGAAAAAAAATCTTTTGATTTCATGTTTTTTGAATTCAAAAATTATCTAAATGATGATCAAACAAATGAATATGTCATAACCATGATTCGATGTTTACAAAGAATTTTAATTTATCAAAAAAAAAATGGTATTTGTGTAATTAAATTAAACAATTTATTTTATAAACCAATGATTGATATTTTGTATATATTGACGACTTTGTATGAAAAAATATATGTAGTAAAAATGAATACTACAAATATTGTAAATGGTGAGCGTATCATTGTTTGTAAAAATTTTATTCAGAATGATGAATATTGGGTTGAGCACGATTCAATAAAATACCTGGGTTTAGCGAATGATTTACAATTACAAATTGAAAATATAAATAAAAGTGGAGAAAATGGTCAACTGATTGAATCTATTATAGATAATAAATTACCGTATTATTTTATAAACAAGATAGAAGATTCAAATGTAAACATAGGTCATTCACAAATAGAACAATTGGATTTAATATTATACATGATTAAAAACAAAAATCGTGATGAAAAGATCGAAACTATTAAAAAAAATAATATAGTTAAATGTGTTCAATGGTGTGAAAAATACAAAATTCCATACAATAAATGTATTGATAAAATAAATATATTTTTACCTTGTGCGAATTATATTGCTGAAACAATTGAAGATATTGATAATAAAATACAAAATGATGATGATGTTGATTATGAAATTATTTCACATATTTTTAATAATCATTATATTACAAATGATGTAGATGTAGATCATATTTAACTCCAGTTTGTACTAATACCATTATTCGCAACCGTTGGTCCTGCGCTGAGATTTCCAAGGTCTATAACGGCTTTTGACAAGAAATCATTCGAATTTTTGAAACAAGTTTTTGGATTGTCTTGTTGTTTATACATGAATGGATAGTATGGATTAGGCACACATTTTGGTGTCTTGGTTTTGTAAATAAGCGGAGTGTATGGTTCGCCTCCAGGATTTGCGTATACAGTAGAAAATCCAGAGCCTTTTAATAAATTATTTTGGTATACATTTTTCTCGATAGTAGTTAATCCCAGTTTTAATGTTCGAGTACTACTAGATACACCTCCTTGTACTGCGAATTGTGGATTACTTGGTTTATAAACAACCAATTTACAACCGCGTGGATTACTTGGTCCGTTGATGGATACTCCTAAATAAGGATTTAATATAATATTTTTAAATACTTCATTTGCTTGTACTGAATTTCCTGATGGTAATGTATTCAAGAAGTTCACATATTCTGCGATTGTTTTTATGCTTAAGGTATTAAAATAGGCAATATCCGCATCACTCAATGTTCCATCACTATTCATGATTTCATAAGCAAATATAATGAGATCCGCCTCGGTAAAATCATTTAATCCTGTATTTGGATAACAGTTACCGACATATAAATTGGTGCTGCTATATGGACTTCCTGGTTTCACGAATTTGGTTAAACTTTCAACTGTGGAATTATTAATAAGGTTTTCTGTTCCAGAATAGAAATTGAAAATACGTTGATCATATGTTTGACATCGGTTTTCGCGATATTGTTGAAGTGTTGTGTAATAATTCTTTTTCAAATTTGTACTTGCTGGACGAACCCGGAGTAGTGCTTTTCTTTGTTCGTTGCAGCAGTTTTGAGGTGTTTGGCAAACAGGTAGTGGATTATTCGTTAAATAATATTCTGGGTAATAATTTGTTACTAAACCGATACCTTTACAATTGATACAGTCTTTGTCAAGTTGTGCGGTTTCATTTGTTTCATCAATTGGATTTTGTTTTACGGAATACTGCCCAGGGTAATCAATTGTTTGTCTAATTAAGGAAGATGAAGTCGAAGACCTTACTTGACGGTTTGGATCTATTTCTACATATTGTGTAGGGTCGTTTGGGTTAGTTATTATAATTGGAGTTGGTGGATTGGTGGTTGTTCCTTTACGATATTGCCATTTTTGTGGTCGTGGCAATCCAAAACCTGTAGGATAAATGTTTGTTGGATCCTTATTTGTTAAAGGACGAATATTACCAGAAGTAACTGCCGCAGGATTACTATACAATCCAGAACCTTTCCAAGTTACATATCCGCCTACATTTGATCTATTATTATAAGAACCCATTCCTTGTGGGAGAGGAGATGTTAAAGTTGTCATTATTTATATATAATTATATAATATTTTTCTTTAGATAATATAATATATTATATGTTGATTGAAATATTAATCATATTATTTATAATAATTATTTTTTATGAAATATTAAATGATGTTTTTATGAAACCTTTTGTAACATATGAAAATTTTGCCAAAAATTCAAATAATACATTACCAGACCAAAATAATAAAAATGTTGAATTATTACAAAAAGATTTTTCTAATCAGGACGTATCAATTAATAATATAAATAGTAAATTATCTAAAATTAGTGATAATATAAATATTCTAAATCAAAAAATAAAAGAAAAAAGTGGTGATAGTTTACAAAAATATAATGAAATTACTGATGGAGTAGAGGTAGATATTAATAATACTGAAAATATTTGATTTTTATTATAATTAAAAATCTATGTATTTGATATTATATATTATTTTTCTTTAGAATATATATTATATGTTGATTGAATTATTAATTTTATTATTTATTGTCATTATTTTTTATGAAATTTTTAATGATAGTTTTAATATTAATACATTTACATTATACGAAGGATTCGCACCAAAAGTTAATTCTAAAGCGGATGCTGAAGCAAAAGCAAAAGCAGATGCTAAGGCAAAGGCGGATGCTAAGGCAAAAGCAGATGCTAAGGCAAAGGCTGATGCCGAAGAAAAAGCGAAAGCAAAAGCAAAAGCAGATGCTAAGGCAAAGGCGGATGCCGAAGAAAAGGCGAAAGCAAAAGAAAAAGCAGATGCGAAGGCAAAG